AGGAACAGGAACTGCAACAGATAGTTCAGCTTCAGGTGTAGCTGCAACACTTGTTAATGCAACTTGGGCAGGAGCAGGAACATTCACACAAGGTACTTCTACTGTTGATTTAACAGGAACTGGTACTTTAACTTATGAAGGAGATATAGATTTTAATATTCTTAAAGTTGCTAATGGAAGTGCAACAACTACAGTTAGCAGATTATCGGGTGGTTATATTAATATTAACACTAATTTATATAAAGGTGCAGGTACATTATCGAGAGATGGTTCTCTCAGTTGGAGATGGTCATGGAAAACAGGTACTGGTACAATAAATAATAGTGGTTTATCTGTATCTGGAGCTTCATATCCAGTAGATTTAAGTGATACATATGTGGTATATTATCACGATGCCACAATCGCTAAAGAAGTAAAGTGGGAGTATTTTATTAATGGTAGTGACACAACATTGGCTGCAAATCAAGAAGCCACAGGGTATTGGATGAATGCTGCTTATCAAACAGATGCAGCAGATTATAATCTTAAATGTGGATATATGAGATTTAGTGATAGTGCTGCTGGTAAGTTTACTATGGGTGCTGGAGATTTATGGATGACAAGTGTAAGCAAAGGCTTAGAACTTACTTATCCATCTAATACATTTACAGCAGGTCCGGGTGCAACCGTGTCAGGTTCTTCAGCCGGCACTAATTTTAAATCCCAAAATAATTTTGTGGTTGTAGGAACTGTAGAAAATTTAGATGTAACCAACGAAGAATTATCGGTCACAGGTCAAGTTATAAACTGTACAGGAGATGTTATACAACAACACCCTTCACAGGATTCAGAGCAACAATTAGATTACGATACTGCTGATGATAGAGATGTTATGCTAGGAAGAGACTTAGATAAGAACACGGAGCTGGTAGGTTAAGGAAAGGTTTAAATATGGATGAAACAGATAAAGAACTATTGATTCGCATTGACGAACGCGTTAAAACTGTATTTCATAAAATGGACAAATTCGAAACTCTCTTTACGAATCACTTAGCTCACCATGAAATGTGGGAGAACGACTTACGCCGCCAAATGCGCTGGTGGGTAGGTGTAGCAATTACCGCTGCTGGCGGTGCAGGCGCAATGGGGATGATGTAATGGCAATAACAAGTATAACAACACTCGCTGGACTGAGAGACCGTATAAGACTCTTAGCTGGTATAGAACAAGAAGAATTAGACAACGACACATTAGATATTTTAATTAGTATATCATCCGAATGGTTTGAAGAACAAATTGGAACTGCTTATGATGTTACTGATTCCGCAGCTGCTTATGATAATGCTGTGGCTTATTACACTTGCTATTTAGCTTCTATAGCACAAAATGGTATGGGTATAGAAAGAATTCAGGTTGGAGATTTAGCAGTCTATTACGAGGGTGACCAATTCATACACTTTAAAGAACTAGCTGAACAACAATTAGTTATGAAAAATGCTCTCAGTATTAAAACAACTGAATATAATGCTAACCCATGGACTGGTAAAGTTAACTGGAAGAAAAATGTGGATGGTGTCGATTCTACGAAAGACATGTATCCAGCACCTCAGGGTACACGAGGTGATTGATGCCCGGTCTTATAGGTTCTCAAGGTGTCCGTCCGGGTGCTTTGAATATGAACAGAGTGTTTCGCGCACTGAGATACCGAACTGAGCAAGCTCAGAAAGTAACCTATCATAGACCAGCTATTTTCGACACAGATGATTATGGAGTTCCCTCAGGAACATCAGCATCATCGCCTGAGATTTTATTACCAGATTTACCTGCAATTATTAGACCTGCGGTAACCGCAGATTATCAACAACAAAAACAAGGAAGTAACATTATTGGAGCTGCTAGAATTTACACTCCAAATATAACTACTATAAAAAACCTTCCTAATTTCGACCAAGATAACAACACCAACTTCAATGAGATAGAAGGATGGGATAGATTAATTACAAATTATAGAACAATTTTTAATCCAGCTACTTCAGGTACTACTAACTGGAGTACTGATGAGGGAACCATAACTTCTGATGGAGAATCTATTACGAATACATTATCTGACAATGGATACATTCGATATACAGCAACTTCGAAAAACGCATTAGAAGCAGACCGATTGAGATTTAAAATAAAAACTAATTTTACAGCTACAATCACTACATTTTCAGTAGTTAACGCAGCAGGTTCACCACAAACATTAACTTATACTCCTACTTCTTTAACTGTGCCTAGCGGAAACTGGTTAACGGTTGATGTACCTTATATTTCAGGCACCTCTGCCACTAGTATTTATCGAGATGGAACAAGGTATGCAGTTACAGTAGGAGGAACCTACGATTATGAAACTAACGTAGATAAGCTACAAGTTAATTATACTGGATATGGAGCTGCAACCAATACAATTCAATTAAAGGAAGTAGAGTTTTACAAATCAGTATCATGGCATGTACATTCCTTGAAAGATATGACTGACGGTTACATTATTTTTGATTGTGTTCGAACACGCGGACGCAATGATTCACGTAGGAGGGCTTACAGCTAATGCCAACTAATCCTCCAGACCACCTAAACAACATAGAACGAGCTCTAATTGACAAGCTCCGTTCAGGCACTTACACTACATCGACAGGCTCTACTAATGCATGGGCTTCTGACGGTAGCGATGTCACAGTTTATGGTCAATATCCAACCACAGACGATGTCAGTTACCCATCAATAATAACAGAAATGGTAGCGAATGGTTTAGAACAGCAATTTATGGGCCAGAAATTAACAAACAATGCTGGAACAGAAGCACGAGGGGAGCTCTATGGAGTAGGCTTTAATATACATATAATGGTAGATAGAGATAGCTCTATTACGGTTACCAATACTACGTCAGGGGGAGATGTAGCACAGCCCTATAGAGAGAGAAGGTTGCTTAATTATATCATGCTTAATTGCGCTAATGTCCTTATGGACCTTGATTTTTCTAATATTACAAAGGGGGCTACTGGAACACCTGCTGCAACCGAGGTAGACCAACGTATGTTTAGTGGTTTCAGAGATTTAGCTTATAATCCTGAACTCGAACTATGGATGGCTACTGCAAGTATGGTTATAGTGTTCAAGAATAGTAGATAATATGACTAATGAATATGTAATGGCAGAGCCATTTTACAAGCAAGAGATTTTAAGAAATGTAGCTATTGGTTTTACTCCTTATATGCCTTTTACACAACAATATAGATTAGAAATGAATAGTGATTTTGCTGGTAGAGGTACAGGATATATGGCTTATGGTCCTAATGATGAAGGTGACGCTGGAGCTGATGCAACTGGTTATGGTTGGGATGTAAGGCGTAATGTTTATATGGGACTAGGTGAAGGTAGATTAGCTCACATGAGTAAATATTATGGTTCTCAGGGAAGATGGGGTATAGCTAATCAGGTAGCACCCCAACAAAGTGCAGCCCGCGCTGCTCAAGGTGCTATGGATTTCAAAAGAATTTTAGAGACTAATGTAGGAACTAAAGTTAGCGAAATGATAGGAACCCCCGTTCCATCTCGGATAGTAGATGAAATAGGTTTGGCTAACCTGAGTAAACTTTTAGATGCAGAATTAGTATCTCAGAAAAAAATGCCTGAAGACATCTTTAAAGAAGAAGTAGATAGAAAGATGCAAAGAGGTGTTGGTTATTCTTCACAAGGTTTTGATTTACATTTAGACCAACATCAAGGAATGGCTAAGTTTTTAGCTTCTAATTTAAATAACTTTGATGACACCGTACGCAGCATGGAAGTAACTAAAGCCAGAACTACTACAGCAGCTGATAAAGGTATAATGAACATTAAAAAATACGCTAATCCTGTAAAAAAAGGTAAAGAAACTCAAGAGTTGTTAGCTCATGTAGACCGTGTAACTCATAGGTTAAATCGCATGGTTAAAGATTTTGCTGAAAAAATGACTCCTGACCAACAAGAAAGATTTAAAAAAGAATACCCAAAAACAGGGGCTTTTGGTGCTTTACGTACAGTTATAGATTCTACCACACGTGTAGGTGGTGCATTAAGGGGTGATACGGCTACCACTATAGGTGCTTTAACTGATTATAAACAAAGAGAATGGACTGCTTTAAAACAATTTTTAGATAGAGGACGTCGTAATGAAGCTATGACTACTGAATTAGAATTAACCAAAAGAGCAGTTTCACACGTTTATCAGAATACTATGCCTAATGGTTATATAGGATTAACAATTATGAGAACCGCGGTGCGTAAGACAGCAGGACCAGAGGGATTTTTCCTTCCTCATTTTAGAAAACCCAGAGCAGGTGATGTTATGGCATTGAATGGGGGTGTTGAAGGTTCCTTAGCTAACGCTGTAGCTTACTGGGGTGCTAGTCAGGGTTTGTATGAGATGGATACAGAAGGACAAGATATGATAAATACAGCATATAGTGATGCTTATGGTCAGGCTATTTTAGGTGCTGGTAGGGCTGCTTTAATTAATCAAGAAGCAATGACTGGTGTAGAATTTAATGTGAGAGACCAATTATTTAATTTAAGAGTAGGAGGCATAAACTCTACAGTTTCTTTAGTTCCTACAGAAATAGCTAAAAATTTATATGACCAAATAATGTTAAATTTACACAAAGGTAACGGTAAAGGAGCAATGCAACAATGGTTTCAACGTCTTATTAATAATTCTAATGATTTATCTAAATCATGGTACGATAGAATGCCACACGGTATGAGAGCATCTATGTCTGAAGAATTTCAGTTTGGGGATGATAAAGGTAACCCAAACAAAAGATTCTTAGGTGTTTGGAATGAAGGTGGTGTGGGTGCTTGGCAAGGGGATGTAGGTCAGAATATATCTATGGCTCCATTTATCATAGCACGCAGGCAAAAAGTAGCGAATTGGAGAGATGGAGGATTCCAAGAGGATAGATAAGCAAAAGCTTTATATACTAAGTAAATGTAAAATAATGGTAACGAGTGGAATGTCTGAATCGAAAGTCTAGACAAAAAAAGGAGAATAAAAAATATGGCATATTTCCTAGGAAGAGATGTTGACTTATACATCACCACAGAATCCAGCGTTAATGCAGGTTCATCAGATACCGGAACACCACAGGGTATTGGAGTAGTTAGTAATAAAGCTTCATTAACTCACACTGGTTTGTCTTCTGGTAGCATGATACCTTCAATGGCTAATGATGCTTCTGTGTTAAGTGGTTCAGTAGGCGACACGACAGGTATTGACCTGTCAATAAGTATTTCTGACGAAGACGTAGGGCCTTTTGTAGGTAAACCACAGATAATGCAAAAAGTGGAACTTAGAAAAGAAACCGTTGTCACCATAACACGTAAAAAGAGTGATAATTTCTTTGACGTTTTATACAACGGGCCAAGCGTAGAAGCAGAATTTGGCGGCGACAAGGTGGACGACCACCGAATGGGCGCAAGATTTGGTGTAATTTCAGACACCACAGATAATAAATATTATATTAACGACGGTAGTACTTGGATGTACGACGTAATTGAATCAGGTTCAACAGATGATTTAATTTATGGATATAGAGTACATCTTGTTATCGGTAATAGACCTGATGGCTCAGCTAATCCGGGTGAAATTTATACCGTGAGAAACGCAGTAATGACTGGTCACACTGTGACACTCAATGCAGACGGCGTTACAGAAGAAACTATCGAATTTACAAGCAGTGTAGCTCCAACGGAGTCAACACCAACCAACACCAGTGTGGCTAGTGTCCCAACTGGTTTTGATGTAACAAAAACACCAAGAGGAGAGCTCTGATAATATGGCATTTTTCTTAGGTAAAGACGTAACCGTAGCATGTTCTGCGGAAAATCAATCTTATGGACTACAAGCAACAACTGCTGGCGGTCTTACTTTTAATGACGCAACTACAGGATTTGCTGACCCATTAGACCCTAGTTCACCAGTAGGTGCTACAGGTAGCTGGGGACAACTTACAAGTGTAGAATTAAGTATCGGCGCTATGGATGAGGATATTTCATACTTTGGTATGCGTTCACAAACAAAAGCTGAAATCAAAAAAGAAACTACAGTCACATTTACTCGTAAAAAGACGAATAATGAGTGGGATGTAATCTTTAATGATGCTCGATATGGTGTGGAAACAATATCTGGACCTGCTGGTGCAGCATGGGCAGGGTTAGAACAACCAACTTCAACACACGGTTATAGACTATTTATGACAATAGAACCCGGAACGAGAAATGCTTCTAATGAAGTAGTTACTTTGATGGGATGTTGTGTACAGAGTCACACCGTAACAGTTAATACTGATGGTACAATGGATGAAACATTAGAACTAATGACATATATTGAACCAGTTTACCAAACTAGTAAGTACGGTACAGCTATAACTAACGCAAACATATAAGGTTTTAATAATTTGAGGGGGGCTTGAGCCCCCTTCAGGAGATAACAATGACAGAAAAGAAAATTTGGTCAATGGACGAATTAGTAGCACTCACTGATGAGGTGCAAACAAGCGAAGTAGAATATAGAAATAAGTTAGTTCAGTTTCAATTTTGTGAACTAACCGAAAAGGAAGAGCCAAAATTCACTGGTGTGTCTGATGATATGCCAGAAGAAGAAAAAATGGCTATTTATCAAGAAATAGGCTCTAACAGAGTGGTAAAGATGTTAGAAAAAGCCAATGAAAAGAACCCAGATGGACCAGTAATCAGTACTGAACAATGGGCACTTTTACCAACAACACTTAGATATGCCATATCTAATTCAATACTAGGCGTTGAGGAAGAAGCGAAAGAAAATTTTCGCGACTGATGCTGGAATCGCCTGATGCGGTATTGTTATACATACCCCTAATGAAAGATTTAGGGATGAGTTGGAATGAAATTAAACATACGCCAAACCATGAGTTACAAGGATTATTGAGAGCTTCTCAAGAATATCAGTCTTTGCACTCAATGGATGGGTATACAGACAAGGATATAAGTGAAATAGCAAAGAATAAACCTGAAATTAGGTCACAATATGCCCAATATATGGAGAAACGTCGGAAATTTGAGGAAATGGTAGGTATTAAAAAGAAAGTAACATTTAAAGGTGTTTAGATGGGTTTCGCAGGACAAGTTTTTGCAGCGCGTGTAGCGATAGGATTAGCCGTTCCGAGCCCAAAGGCTCTCAATAAGACCGGCAGTATGCTTGCTCAAGGGGTAAAAGGTATACACAGACGCATTAAAATGGCTGCTAAAGAAGCTGGTTTGACTGACGAATATAGAAAAAATCTAGCTAAATTAAACCAAGGTACACGTAACGCTACTGTAAGGACTTCCAATTTTATTGCTACTAAACTACAACAAAATTTAGACAAAATGAGTAAAGCTTCTATTAGAAATACGCGCAGAGTCTATAAAAAAGGTACTGAAGAATATAAAACTTTGACTAAAGAAATGGAAAAACCATTCAAACAAAGACATAAAGACATGTTTAAGACACCGACAGGTATGATAAGTATGGGACAAATGGCTGAAAGAATGGCTAAAATGAATAAAAAAGAAAGACTTGAGCAATTACGCCAACAAAACGCTATTGTTGGTCAGACAAAACGGTTAATAGATAGAGAAAAAGAAAGATTAAGAGTAGGAAAGAAAAAAGGTATTCTCGATAGAGAAGAACAAAAGAAATTGAGACGTGCAATTGCTCAAGAAGAGAAAATCCTAAAAACAGAAAAACACAGATTAGCAACTCTTAAACAAATTGATGGTGAATTAAATGCCATTAATAAAGAAATGGATGACATGGAAGAAGAAGGAACAGACATCGGTGCACAATTTACTGGGGTAGCTAATACCCTTAGAACTAATTTTAATGACGCTTTACGAAATACCGTAGCTATTATGACAGCTTTTGGTTTTCAAATCCACCGAGCAGCAACCTCTCTAATGGAATTTGAGCGCGAACTTATTAATGCTAACTCTGTTTTTAATTTAACTCATGATAATCTTTTCAATGTTGGAAACGAAATAATGAAATTTGGTAACCAATATGGTATTGCAGTTCAAAACGGCGCAGAGGGTATGTACCAACTTGCTTCGGCTGGTGTTACTGCTGAAGAAGCCATGACAATATTACCTGAAACATTAAAACTTTCTATGGCTGTGCAAGGAGACCACAATACTATTTCTAAATTGACTGCTCAGACTTTGTTTGGTTTTGGAATGGAGATGGACCAAGTTGCAGAAGTAACTGACAAATTTGCATATGCTATACAGAAATCTCTTATTGAGTATCAAGATTTAGCAAGCGCTGTTAAGTTTGCTTTACCTTTCTTTACCTCTACAGGGCAATCTATTGACCAATTGTTAGGGGCTTTACAGATATTGACTAATAGAGCTTTAGAGGCTGGTATAGCTGGTAGGGGTCTAAGACAAGCATTGGCTGAATTTGCTGAAAGTGCTATGGATTCTGAAGCTGGTTTCCGTAAAATGGGAGTAGAAATCCTAAACGCTGAAGGTGAGATGTTACAACTAACTGAGATAGCTGCTCAGTTTGCTTCCGCAGTCGGACCTGAGACTGCATCGAATACAGAGTTACTAACTACTCTGATAGAAGAATTGAATGTGCGTGGTGCTACGGCTTTTGTCCACTTAGTTCAAGCCTCCGATGAATTTACTCAGGCTGTTGAAGATACTACTAACGCAGGTGGTCAATTAGATGCTATGATTGAAGAACAGAATAAATCATTAAGTGCTCAAATACAAATTTTAAAAACTAATGTTCTTTCTATTTTTGCGTTCAGAGATGCAGCATATGAAGGCACTGAATTTATCAATGGCTTTCATGAAGCTCTAGTAAACGGTGTACAAGGTTTACGGGATATAATCATAGAGGGTGAAGGAGCTGAGATGCAATTAACTGAGACAGGAAAGGCTATTCAGGATTTAGCAATAGATGGTGTAGAGGTGTTTGTAGATATAGCTCAACAGATGATATCAATCATTCAAGATTTAGCAGAACAAAATATAGATTGGAAAGAAACACTTAGATTATTATTGATGCCTTTAAAAATTGTTTTGGGTATAGTAGAAGCTTTACCGGACGGAATGTTAGAATTATATATTAAATTTAAATTGATTAACTCAATTATACCTATTACTACGGCACTTTCATGGGGATTATCCACTGCATTAAAATCAGTAGCTCTCTATTCAGCTGCTTCGATGTTAGCTAACCCCGGAGGAATTACTGGTGTGATGGGTGTCAAAGGTGCTCCTATCAAAGGTGCGTTATTAGCTGGTGGTGGATTAAGTGCTGCTGGTAAAAACGCTTTAGCTCGTGGAGGTACAGTTATGACTGCTGGTGGTGTACGTGCTGGAGCAGGTGTAGGTATGAGAGCTGCTATGTTAGGAATGGGTGCTAGTGTAGGTGTACCTTTATTAGCTTTAGGTGCTGGTTATATGGCTTATAAACACTTCGCTAAGGATAAAGCTGCTGGTGGGTATATAACACCAATGGCATCTGGTGGTTTCCCTAGTGGTGGTTCTCCTTATCTTGTAGGCGAGCAAGGACCAGAACTTTTTATGCCTAATGGTGCAGGGCAAATTTTAAATAAGGGTCAAACCGATAGTATAATGGATGGAAACATTGTGTTAAAAGATGTTACAATTGGTATAGATTCCTTTGGAGGTTTACAATGAGTATACATGTAGAAAGAAATCACTTTTATATCAAAAAAGATTTTGATGATATAGTTACTATAAGACCGGCATTTGGTGATTTACCATCAACAGTTGGTAATACATTAAATTTAGCACCAGCATTTGACCAATCTACTACTTTAAGTAAAGTTACTCGCCCTAATACTCCTAAACTTGGACAAAGTCTAGCAAAAGGAGCTGTTGTTCAACTATACTCAACAGATGTAGATTCTTTAAATCAATCTGACGCAGGTAATTTAGATATATATAGATGTAATCCCGATTTACCTTTAACAGAAGGTGGTTTTACTCTTATTCCTGACGGTGGAGGAAGTGATATTGCTCTTTATGTGTCTAGACCGGTAAATGATTTTTATTTAATAAACGAAGAATTTGATGGAAAAATATTAGACGATGGAGTAATTCAAAGGGTTGGAAACAATAGCATTACAACATATAGTGACCCTTACCTCACTGTAGAAAATTTAATATACATGGTAAACAAACGATTTGGTACTAATTATGCTACCCCCACTTCCAAAAAAGAATTAGAAAAACTTATGGATATATTACCTATGCGAAGTGGAACAACGATAAAGGTTAACGAAGTAAGAATAATTATGAGGTCCCCAGCTCAGGGTGGTGGTTTTTATATTCCTAGTACTTGGGCTCCGGGAATGTATTTTGGTGATATTCGTGACCAATTAGGGCCGATGATACCCTATAGTGTAGTAACATATGGGAGTTTACTTGATTATGATGAAATAAATACTTCTACCATAGATGTTGATGGAACCCCTAGTGCTACAGAAAACAATACAATTTTTGAAGATATTATTGCGACTAGAAATAGCACTAATCCATATGACGCAAATGACAATAATCCTTTAATTCTTACAGCAGGAGAACTTTCCGCAGACATGTCTTTCAATGGAGGTCAATCCTTTAGAATGTATCACGACTGGTCATATGCCCCTAGAAACAACATAATTCAAAACAATTTAGGTGTATCTGGTAATTTAAACCCTCAAGTACTAAGAGCTACTGTTTCAGGTCTACCATTTCCACCATTACCGTACGACATAGCACAAAATACAGTTTCTTCTACTGATAGTGATTATGTTAATGGAAACCATAGGGGTGTATCTCCTGAAATATCTATGGATTTGTGTATTTCCAAAATGGAACCAGCAGTATTGTTAAACCTATCAGGAGCAACGGCTGTAAACACTTTACAAGATTTTTACAATAATAGCACTACTACGTGTCCTAAAGCTAGTTCAGGTAATGACGCGTTAAGTTTCTTACGTAACTTTACTATTACCTTTTCTAATTTTAGACCACATAAAACACGTCACCCTACTTTAGATGCTTTTTTAGCAGCAGCTATGAGGAACTATTATGTAAATGACGCCCAAGCAATAGTTGGTGGACTTACATTTTTTAAGTTAGGGATAGATGGTAATAATAACACACTAAGCGGTAGTTCATTTTTAGCTATGCCATTAACGGTACAGCCAGTTCCGCAAGCAATTTCTGGTACTAGCGTAGCTGAAAATACAATAATGGCTAAAGCAGGTATGGTACAGGTTAATGGATTCTCAGCAGGTTCAAACGAAGAATTGATAAATTCAGATTTAATGACTATGGGTTCTTTACCACTAGATTCAGATGGTGGTTTGGTTGCTGCTCAAATGCCACAATACGTACCAGTCCCTGCAAATACTTGGTTTAAATTAAGATTTTTTACCGACCCTAGTATGTATAATAATAGTGGTACATTAGCTAGAAATCCTTACGCTCAAGACGCTACTTCGTATGGTGGTTCTTCACCTAGCGATACTCAAATGGGACAAAGAGGAAGTATTATGCGTTGTTATTTCGACATATCGCGAGATGTTTCAAGTACTGGAGATACTGAAAATTGGAGTTTTATAGATATACCTTTCCAAGCTAAATCGGGAGCAACTTATGGTGGTGAAAGTTGGAACTTAATAGATAATCCAGACAATTTCCCTAAATATATGACTCTTTGGGCTAATAATTATTGTTGGGTTACTAATACCGACGATACATGGGGTGGTTCTACTACGGCTACTCGCATATTCAATAAAGGTGACAATCAAGTTATTCCAAGTGGTGGTGCTCGTGAACTAGAAGTTTTTGTAGATAATATAAGATTAATTAATTATACCCCAGATGTAACTAATGTTACCGCTAATTCAACTGCTGGTCCCCTATCTCTCCAACCTCAAGATTATACTGGTCCTTTGGGTATGATGACTAGTGGTACAAAAAATAGAAAATCATGGTTCAATGATAAATCCACTAGCGCAAATTTAGCAGCGGGTGTAAATAATATAGAGGGGGGTAAAATGTTTAACTATAATGTTGGTCAGTATGTGGCTTTTGGGTTTAATCATTTTCAAGATTTTGCTAATCACCCAGCCAATAGTTCCTCTGGTTATTTCCTTTTTAATGATTTTCAATCTAGTAGTTTTGTAGGTGTGTCTGGAAGTGCTATCGGTGAATCCCAATTCAAAAACGCTAAATTTTCTAATCCATCAAGTGCAGCCGAAGCAGGAGCTATGTTAAGTAGAAAGCAAGTTAAAGCAAATGATGGGTCGACAGATATAACAGTACCAATGGGAGGACAGATGTTTACTAGTCCGGGGTTGTACACATCTGGCTCAAGTTCTGCTACTCAGTACGATGTAGTTAGTGGCTCTGTACACATAGTAAGCACCGGTGCTGCTGCTGATGATAGAATATCTCTAGGACAAGGCTCTAATACTTTTTATTCAACAGATGGGTTGAGACAGAAAGGATTTATGTATATGAGTATAAGTGGTGCTACTAAATATGATGCATGGAAACTCGAAAAAGAAGAAAGTATTTTAGTGTCTACTAAAATTTTGAGTACGTATAATTTGACTAGTCAGATTGAAATGGGTCCTCCTGCTGTAAACTCTATAATAGTGGCTGACTCTACAATTTTTAATTACAATGACCCTGATGAAACATATTGTATATACCAAATGGGAAGGACAAGAAGTAATGCCACAAGAAAAACGGGTTTAAAAATTAATACTGAAGGAACAACACAAAACTCTCAAAACATAATACAATTTACTACGGATAATTGGAGGTATGCAGATGACACAAGTACGTTATTAGTAACAGAAGCTAATATGTGCGATTTGTGGATAGGACCAGAAAAATATTGGGTTACTATGCTGTTAGATTCAGGCCCAGATATAGTTCCTCGTAGTTGGAAAAACGTATGCCAAGTAGAAGAAACACCAAGCGATACTGGCAGCCAACTAGGCAGCACTTACAATGAATTCTTATATTACTATAATACTTCTGCTGAAAACAGCGTTAAATCAGGTTTATATAATAATAAATGGGAATTAAGACCAAGCCCAACTACTTTACAAGAGTTCGTTATTAGGAGTGAAGATAATGGTTTTGGTGTTTTTGACTCAACTGAGGGTAACACTGGGAAAGGTCAATTGGGTGTGGGAGCTTTAGCACAAGGACGTTATAATTATATCAATATAGATAATATTGTTAATAAACCCGACGTAGGTCCGGGTCAAACTTTTCCTCTTTATTTTGAATATGCTGGATTAGGCTCAGTTACTTCTACTACTATCTCCACAGATAATACAGGTTTTTATGAAAGAAGACCAACAATATACTGGAAATATGAAGATTTACCCCCTATTATTACTAATTTAACCGTAGAGCCTGCTTATAATTTACTAAGTAGAGAAACTAATTTATATGATTTAACCACTGAAAATCTCAATGCTGTTAGATTTTCATGGGAAGAAGATAATGCCGATGATGTGTGGTATAAGATGTTAATTATAGATGAGAACGAACCTATTATAGATAAATACCACAAAGCAAAGATGTGGTTGCCATTGAATGAAGTTCCTGATAATCCTGCTGACAGTAGTACAACTAGATATAAAGTTCACAATCCAGCAGCTCAAACTTCAGGCAATGCAGATACAGATGCAAGAGTTTTTACAGTATTAGATGGACAAGCTGGATGGTGTCCTGTTATGAAGCAAGCTGAATCTGTTAGTGGAGATGGTGAAATTGAAGTACCTAATGGTACTAATACCGCATTAGAAGGACTAGATGCATTTACTTTAGTAGTGCATTGGACTCCTTCTGCTGGTGATAAAGGAAACGTGGCTTCTATAGTTAATCAAACTAGCGCAGCCGGTACAGCAGCTAATAATTTTGAAATGTATAAAGATGCTAGTAATAAAGTAATTGTCAAGTTAGGTGCAAATACAGCTATGACTGGAACTACATCTATACAATGTGATGGTTTAACTCCTGTTAGTTTAATTTTAACGTACAACAGTGGTAGTTCATCACCTATTAAAAATAAATTATACATAGATGGTGTATTAGACGTAACATCCATTACATCAGGTTCGATTAGTAGTGGTAAAAATTTTCATATAGGTGCCCCAAATAATGGTACTGACCCAAGAGGTTCTACTGGAACGTTTGAAGAAATAATTATTTACCCTAGAGCACATCCTATTATAGATACAAGTAACGAATATGTTTATAATACTGTTGATGATTTAGATATTAGTGGTGGTGCTAATGTTACTAGAAATGCACGGTTGTTTGTTTGTGATTATCACAATATAAGAGGCACTACACCACAAGAAATTGGTATGTCACAACCTACTTCATGGAGGACTACTACATTATGACGTTAGTTTGGGACGAAGCTCTAACTGGTAAAGTTAATCAAGAAAGAACTGCAACTCTTACATTTAAAAAACCAGATGTAAGAGCCGTATATGTTGATTGGGATGATGGTGAAAGTAATAAAAAGAGTGAAAGTAATTATCAATGGGTTACATCGAGCGAACCGATAGGAAGTATAGCTGTGACACACACCTATAATAAACAAGGAGATTTCAAACCAGTAGTGCAAACAGTTAACTCTAAAGGTTTTGTTTCTCGATATTATTCTAATGAATCTTCTAACTCCGATATAGTACCATTTTCACAAGACACAGGTATAGCTCAAGTTAGAATAAATGATGACTCTCCTACAGCTTTGATGAGGTTAGAAAATACTACTAATATAGCTGGTATTGATAATTCTATATTAGAGATAGAAGGGCCTAAAAAATTATACATAGCTATAGCACCGACTTTAACTAGAACAGAACTAACAGGAACTATTAAACAAATTTCTTTAGAAATAGAAGCAGTAGCTAATAGAAATAAATATGACGCACGGAGTGGTGTAGAAGCTCAAATAGCTTTAGGTTCTGTAGCTAAACAAGAAACATTTGCTTTTGATATAAATTTAACAACAGCGGCTAATCAATATGGGGTTTATGATTTTCACACCGCAATGGGTGACCAAACTAATTTAGCATTTTCTAAAGTTCTTAAGTTTAAATATGTTAGTTGTAAAGCAACTGGTACTACTGCTGCTAATGCTGGTACTGATTACACTACTAATGAAATATTTAATAGGTTAAAAATCTTCTTAGTTACTAAAGCAGCTGATGGTAAATATTATCCTATATCTTATGTAAGTGCAGGTTCACCTATAAAAAAGGTAGAAGAATCTCCTTACTATAGTATCTTAGATATGGGAGTAAGTAGAACTGCTGCTTCTAATGCTACTATTACTGACTACAGGTATGACAATGGTAAAATATGGTTTAGTCCTGTGCAACAGTGGTCATTAAGTACTAATATTTTAGGAACAGGAACCTCTAATTCAACTACAACTACATTACAAACACATTATTCTTATTTAAATAATCCAGAGGGATTAAATAACATTGCAGCTAATATTCTTTTTGGTTCTGGAGCAAGCACTGCATATACATGGTATACTACAGGAACTACTTCTGGTAATCTCAGACAAGACTCCGTTGCTTTAGATGATTACGGTAGGTTATACGAGCAGTATTACTGCGTAAGGGATTCGGTTATGGCTTCGACAACTTCAGGTAGCATAATAACAACTAATCAACCTGAGGTGTTTAGAGTATATCCTACTCCTGATTGGACTACCCCAGAAGCATGTAATCAAACTCCAGTTACGTCGTTTACATCAGAAATGAAAAACAATGGAAGTTCAAATGTTTTTAAATTATCCAGTGTGAATACTACTAATCAAGCAGACATATTAGGTGCTGCTGTAATGGCTCAGTCTGCTGAATATATTCTTTTAACCTTTGATAGTAAAACAAACAAATTATTTTTTAATGCAACTAATTATGCTAATGGTTTAATTTCAGGTTTATCTGGTTGGGGTAATGATAGTGGTCTTAAAATAGCTGGTGTGGAGTATCTACATATTGATGATGTAGGTGGTAAAAAACAAAACGCTTATTGGAAACCGTTAGAATTTAAAGACACTACCCGAATACAAAGAGAATATAGAAATACTAGTGAAGATAAATATAATAATTTTCATAATTCGTTCTCTAAGTCTGGATTCATACAATATAATATGCCTCCAGACTGGACTGCTACTTCTATAACCAAGTTGTGTGGTGGTGTATATAATACTGCTAGTGGAAGTTTTGCCGCATGTACAGCCACTGGAACAAACGATACTGAAATAGGTGGTATTACAGCAGTTGCTAATGTAGCAGGTAGTGATGGTTATGGTGATAAAGTTACTTTGACGTTAGATGCTTCTTCTCAAACTGCTTTGGGTACAATAGGAAGTGCTGATGATATAGGTAGATTTAAATATGTAGCTTTATTGCATACAACCGCTGTAACAGCTTCGGGTGCTGCTTTTTGGATAGCTAGTGGTGCAAGTAATGGTTGGAACGGTTCTGATAAGTTAACCTTACAAGTTGGAACTACTGGTACTTCAGCAGCAAATGCTAATTATACTATACCTGTAAATGGGGACGCTGGTTCTATAAGGTTGTATGTTCGTAGGGTTAATATATATGACGTAATAAATGGAGCTGAAAAGGTATTCTCAGATACTGCTGTGGTAGGGGCTACTGGCTCAGCTAAGTTGATGACAGTTGGTGCACAAAATTATAATGCAGGAACTTCTTTCTTTAAAAATCTTTATAATGCAACAGATAGTGATTTAACAGGTTCATCTTGGGCTACCAATGATAAATATGTTTTAAAGTTAACACTAAGTGGTACTACTTCGGCAGGTACTAGTGGTAATCCGTGTCCTGAAATATGGAATGTTTTTGATGCATCACAAGGACATTCTGCTATAATTAAATCAGAAGATGATTCTGCGTATAATTTAAATTCATTAGCTATAACTAGTAGTATAGGTATTGGTAGACGAGGACAATATTTTAAAGCTATAACTCATAGAGGTAAAGTTTTTGTTACTAAAACTGGTGTAGGATTAAGTGAAGTAGGCTTTAGTAGTGTAGCATTGGGAGATGAAACATCATCTACTGCTTTTGATGACCACGGTCCCTCTACTCTTTATGGTCACTTACATATGATTAGAAAAATTCAATCTGAAGCAGTTCCTGTTTATTGGGATGAGCCTCAGAAAGATGGAACTTTTGTTAGATTATGGGGTACTGTTTTAGATGTAAATGAAACTCGTGGAGTGGGTGGCCCTCGAGCTACAATGAATTTTACATTTAGTTTAGCAATAGAAAAAGTAGCACTTATAACTAACACTGGATTATTAATGTCTGATATTTTCCCTCTTGGAGGTATACAAAATGAGTACTCTTATTCCTAGAATAGCTATAGAAGGGCATGATGTTAATTTTATAGATGGAACTTATCAAAATATAGGTGGGTTTAGAGCTGCTACATTACAATTCAAACTACCCACTACCGAAGCTAATTTTATGAAGCTATGGAATAAAGAGGTAACTTACTATTTTAATCAGCACGATACTACCCCTGTTTTTAGGGGTTATATTAAAAGGACCAAGGTTACACAGAATTTTGTAGAAGTATATGCACAAGATGCTATAGGTTATTTAGTGAAAGGGGGTAATGCTCAGAGGGCTAAGGTTTCACTTACTGATGATAATAATTTAGATGGCTTAACAATTGGTAATGGTATAGCTAAATTAATATCTATGTCTTCACTTACAGACAAATTTAAAACCACATATATAAAGGATACGACCCCCCTTACTTCTTGTTCAAGACCACCTATTAGGGGAACACTTCCTTTGTTAGAAGTTATCGAAACTTTAATCTCTAGAGCTATAGATAATTCAGGAAGCATACCACGCCCTAATATAATTAAAATTGTTGATGATGGAAATGATTCACAGTTAGCTATAGAATTAGAAAGTGATTTAGATACTGGTACACCTTCTATGGTATTTAGTGAAGTTAAAAATATAACTAATGTAAAAATAGTTAATAAAAAAGTTCCTACGTTAGTGTTGGTAAAAGGATTTAATAACGTTACAGGTGAATTCAAACACACAACAGCTATAGATGCTTACGACACTAATTTTCTAGAAGTATCCAACCCTGATTTAAAATCACCTGCTGAATGTGTAGATTTTGCACAAAGAATATTTAGAGCCAATCTTACTACACAATATGAATATGGTATAGAATCACCTGAGGGTGCTTATTTAGCAGAGAATGATGTAATTTTTATAGATACTAAAGATGAAAAATTTTCAGGGGCATATAGAGTGCGAGGTAAGACTATAAAGTTTTCACCTACTATGTTTCATATAGGTCTTAATATAAATAAAAAACCACCAACGTTAGCAGAATTTATTGCTCGTCAAGATAACTAAGCATCGGTGTTCATATTCGGTGGACCACGTGGGTTACCAACAACACCATCATTTCTACCATATGAAGGGGCATAATCTCCAGCGTTTGCTCCACCACCTTCGACGTGCGCACCACCCGGATTTATTGTTCGAGCTGCTATTGTACCTTCAACTTGCATTCCTTCAAATTCTTCTCCAGAACCTCCAAGTTTTTTAACAGCCATGATTCTACCTTCTTCGTTAAGACCTGCGTCTCGGCCCATTTTACGACCGTATCCAGTAATATCTTTATCAAATTCCATGTTTAAATTTCACACTTGTCACCAACACAAGCGAACTCACCTTTACCTTGGGTATTGTCCTCTAACTCATACTGAGACAGTTGCGTATAATCTATTATGGGTAGTTTCTTTATAAGCCTTTCGTAGGTTCTAGCGTCTATTTCTTCATATGGAGCCAATTCATACTTACCACCATCGTATGGTAAGAAAGATACTCCATTAATAATATCCCAGTTTTTATATACCCAATTACCTACTTCGAACCATTCATCATCTCTGACATATACAGTCATACTTGCATTGTGTTCACACCAGTTGTGTTGTAAGTTTTTATAATGACTCAGTTGGTCAAGAGCTGAGATATCTTTTCGAGTTATACAACCCTCAGGTGATTTTACTGGAAACTCTAATACCCAAGTAGTAGCATCAGTTGCTTGTTGACCTACCTCAGGGGTGGCTTTAATACCAGCATCTTTCATCATTTTAAACAATGGGTCACGGGCTGCAATCCTGTAACGACGAATGTAATATTGTGAGTATCTGGGATGAACTCCAGACGCAGAGTCGACAAGTTGTGAAACAGTTCCAGATGGCTTAACACAAGTGGTAGCAACGGGTACATTTATATCAAGTACCTTAGCTGCTTTACGAGATATGCGTATAACACGGCTTTTAAGCGCCTTTAAGCATTCCGATGTAAGAACTGAGGGGTTATCCATCTGACCGGTCAAACTGACACCTAGAAGCCGTTCTACGTCACAGTTCTTTTTCCACTCTTTTCTTAGATACGGAAAGTCCGTAAAGGTTGCTTGTATTACACCAAGCCACGTTGCTGTCTCAACTTTGTCTAACAGTGAGTCTAAATCGTCATCTGCTCGAACAACTACTTCCGAAAGGTTACAGAACTCCATGTCCCGTAACATTATTTCTCCACAGGGATTAGTTCCCTGAATAAGAGGAGCGTAACGTCTCGATGGGGCTTTGCTCTGTGCAGCACTAAGATTAAATATACCCCTTTCTCCAGTGCCTGATAGAGCTAATGACGCCCATTCTTTCAAAAATTGTGCTGCGGAAGGCTTATCCCTAAATATTGCACTATTATTTGCCATAGCACGTTTAATAGGGAAAGGCCATTCCTTAGCGTGACGCATTTCTTTGTCATCAAGGTCACTCAAAGAGATTTGTGAGCTGCGTCTAACTCCACCTACTACCACTATTTCTGCAATCTGATTACATATGTCGTGAGCTTCGAGTGTAGTAAGCTTTCGACCTTGGGCGTTGTGCATGGTCTCACGCATGAAATCATGCAACTTGACTAATGGTGCTGGACCTGAAGCACGACCACCCATAGTCATGAGTCTTGCGCCCTCTGGTCTTATAGCACTATAATCAAAATAAATGTTCTGACCATCATATAGACTTTCCATTAATATCTTTACTGAGTCAGCCCAACCTGCTTTAGAGTCTTCTATTAGTATTGTAGGAAGACCTTGTCCTGATTTTATGGGTGGTATGGTAGGTAACTTTTCTACTTCTTCTTTTTCTACTGAGAAACCGAAACCAGTCCCACACATTAAAACATATAAACATTCAGCAAAAGCATCTATACTATTTATTTTAGCGAACGAACAATTATATATTGATGTATTGTCTGCCTCTGCTGCTGGACCAGCTGCCCATAAAAACCTCATAGAAGGCATTACTGCAAATTCAGTCATATACTTTCTTATTTTGTTTATTGTTTTTTCAGGGATATCAGGTCTTTTTGAAATTATAAAATTAATAAATCTTTCTATTGTTTCCGGCCAGTCTTCTCTCCTGCCCTCTTCTTCTAACCAACGTGAATACGTTCTTTTATATATAAATTCTGCTACTTCGTTCTTAAACATTTTACCACTCCAATTGCGGTTTCATTTTATAGTTTGAGCTACTATATAAGCTTTTTTCTATTTTAAAAAAATACTATTTAAAGTCTGTTAAAACTCTTTTGCCACAAGTGCAAGGCTTATCATCCTTACACTCGCAGCGGCTAAGAGAAGTTAGTAGTCCCATTACGAGACTATAACCTTCTTAGTAAATTACCATCGTCGTCGATTTCCCATTCAAAACCTTTTATTATTTTAGTTTTGAGTTTCTTTTCTTTTTTAGGTTCTTCAACAACTTCTTCGATTATTTCTTCTTTCTTATCTGCTTTCTTAGCCATACTTATTCCTCCTTGGAACATTCGCATGAACAAGAGCAGTCGTCACAACAACACATGTTTATTCACCCTCCTCTTCAATCTTAGCGAATTGTTCACCAATAATTGTACTTTTGACCATTTCAGTCTCAGCCCAAGGAACAATAGTTCCTGATAATGCAGTGACGCCTGCGCTGCCACTCCATGCGTATCCTGCTATCTTGTTAGGGTCGTCCCCTTCAGATATGTCTGCGTTAGGGACAACAGTGTCCCAATATCCGGAAAGTCCATTAGGACTACAAACAGTTCTAAATCCTACACATACACCAGTTGGGTCTACATTAGGGTAGACTTCGTAGCGTGCTACGTAGACATCTGCTTGACATCCTGCGTTTCCGGAAACTTTTATAGTTAATATACTTGACATAATATTTCACCTTTTTTTGTCTTCGCCAATATTACTTCTTACGTTTATATTTGCGTTTCGTTGCTTTCTTTTTACCTTTAGATTTGACTTTCTTTGGAAGTTTGGAGCCTTTAGGCGTCTCCTTCTCCCACTTCTTCGCCATCTTCGGTTTGTTCTTGTACATCCAAGCTCTCTGTTTCTGACTCTTGAACGGCATCTTCTTGCTCCTTTTGTAGTTCTGCTAGGTATCCTTGCCATGCATGTACTAAATCTTCTTGTTCAACAAATTTTTCAACAATCTGTGCGTTCTGCTGTAAAGCCTCCTGCATCTGCATTGCTTGTCCTTCTGTTGCTTGTAGTCTTTCACCCAATTGTTTGGTTTGACCGACTAACCAATTAAGATTATCCATGGTTTGTTTAGGTCCTTGACTGTTGTCAAAAGCCTTTACCCAAGCTTCTACATCGTTCATACGTTTCTCTAGTCTTTTCAATGTTGCCATCTTTTCTTCTCCTATGAACAGGCACATTCACCTGAACATATTTTCATTTGTATTAACTTATCCTTTGAATATCTATTTAAAGCTTTCTCTCTCATATTATCTATGATGTGTCCAGCCTTGTCTGGGTTCTCAGTATACCATCCCCAGTCTCGGCCCGGCTCGTTGTAGATACTCTCGAATATAAAATGAATGTCACGGTTGGAGTATCCTGCGTTGATTAACTCCATACCAATTATTTTATTTTCTTCGTGGCTGCTATGTCCACGCTCTATATTACGCTCTATGAGCTCTATTATACACCCCCTTAAGGGCATTATATAGTCATGCTGTATAGAGGTATGCTTAATAGGGCTTATAGTATTGTTTAATTTATCTAAGAGATAATCTATGCTTAGAGATACATTATGCTTTATATCTTTTTCATCACACATATATTCAACAAAGTGCCTAAAAGCTTTTTTACTTTTATTACTTTCTATTTCTTCTTCTCGTGGCTCTATTGCCATACCATATATCTCTTCGATAGACATCTTCATAACTTCATCTACAGTAAGTTGTATACACCACACACCTGTAGGTTCAGCAGTTATCTTAGAAATATATTGTGTATTCGGTATTCTTCTTAAACATGCTACACTATTGTTTATACAAGCTTGGTCTAATGTTTTAAGTTTGTATTTGGTTTTTAAGAATGTTAAGTAGTTTCTTAGCATGTCTCTTTTCAAATGCTCCGATAAGTCCACGTGCGACCATAGGTCTATATTCATTTGAAAGCCCTTGCCCCCTGTAAGATATATCCTTGGGATAATTCCGTTGGGTTTGCAGTATTGCCTTATAAATCTTTTTACGTCCATTTGACATTTTTTCACATCCTTTTCATCATCAAAGTCAAACCAGATAGTATTTAAGACAGCTGAGTCGTAGTTAGTTTTACCTTCTGTTTTATCAGTAGTGTCATCAAAAACATATACACTAGTGTAACAGTTCTTCTTACCGTTAAACTCAGTTATCTTTTCTTCTAACTGGTCAACATTATAACATCGGGCTATTCTGGCTGGGATTCCAAATTCTCTGAAGTACATTCTTTTAATATTTCTATGTTCTGTGTCCAATCTGTAGGGATAGCAAATATATCTGCACCATCACACTGAGAACCATGCATTACTAAAACAGTAGCATATTCATCTTGAGCTACTATTTCACCTACGGTCTCACAAATAGTGAGGTGTTCCTTTGGGTCTTCTGCATTTATGCGGTATGTTTTAAACGTACTAGCTGCATCGTACCATGTTACTTTCGCTATAGGACCTACTGTCCCTAATGTTTCTGCTTCTCTCATGGTATTATCTACCATTTTCCCACTTCTTGTATTAATCTTTTTGTCTCTTAATTTGTTCATCTTTCCACTCCTCAAACATATCGGCTACAATATTCATATCGTTATCATGTTTGTAATATTTAGCGTTTGGTGGTGTTTCACTCACCATCACAGGATTATAAGGTCTATCAAATAATAACCTACTGTAAGGTATTTGATTATCAGCTAACCATTCCTTTGTTGCCATAACCCAATCTAAAGAATTAGGTCTTTTACACCATATAGTTATATGATGTTCTTTTTTCATTAACCACGTCATAAATTCTTTGACATTAGTTAATGGTTTTGCTCTGTCTACCTCATGGTAGTCTTTACATGGAGTACATATGACTCCATCCATTCCAAATACTAAATTCATTTCTTTTTCTTTCCTTTTAATTCTTCGGTAATTATATTTACCCAATCAATCCATCGTTGTCCTACAACTTCCCAACTGTAGTGATTAACTGCATGTTCACGAGCTGAGCGTCCTGCTGCTATACGTTTATCAGGGTTGTTATAGTAATACTCTAGAGCTTGACATATAGCACGTTCACTACATATAGCTCTTTGTGGTGCTGCTCTTGCAGGAGTATCCCACCACATATCTTTGTACGGAAGTAATATACCTCTTTCACAAATATCTTCTTCTATTAATTCATCTCTTCCATTGGGTGATGGGTCATTTTGGTGTCCCCCTAATGGAAACATAGGTATGTCTTCATTTGCAGGGTCATCACATTTAACTAACTCATAACCTGTTGTGTAATTTGTAACACAAATAGGAACCCCACATGACATGGCTTCTAGCGTAGGTATACCAAATCCTTCTCCAGCTGTAGGTAATACAAACACGTCCATACAATTATATAAATCAGCCATTTCTTCTTCTGTAGCTGCTTGTCCACCATCCAAGTGTCCCATCATTGGTGGCATTAAATATTCTTCTATTCCATATTGAGCAGCAAAAGCAGGAAACTTCCAACCCATTGCATCATTCCAATCCATATGCAACATTAATTTTGCTTGGTCTGGTTTAAGATTATTATTCTTTACGAACTGAGCAAAACCTTTTATTAACCGAGGTATGTTTTTACGGTGTTGGTTTCTAGCTACACATCCTACAATAAAAGCATCAGGCTTTGATTCACCCCCATATAATGGGTTTAGTTTAGGTTTAAAAAGTCCTGTATCTACACCATGTGGCATATATGTACAATCTACATCAAAATCCTTTTTCAACCCTATCTGTCCATAACGGGACATAGCGATAGGATAATCTATTGCATCTATTTGTTCTTGCCATTCTGGTATAGAGGGTTCCCCATCATAAGGTATTATAACAGATAATTTCCACGGTGCTCCTTTTAAAACTGCTTTATAAGCTTTATTCATTAATTCATTTCTTTCTTTTCTATTTATTATTTTACCTGTTTCAGGATGATAGAAAGGTATAGTTACTGCCTGTGGTGTCTTTGCATCTGTCATATGCTTAAACATTTGAAAATCTAAATGACCTAATATTAAATCTGGTTTGAATGTTTGTACCCAATGTGGAAAGGATTTTTCTCCAAACCTTTCTTGACCCGGATATAATATAGGTAAATTCTCAAAGGCTACTTCTTTCTCAGTTTGACCCAAAGGCCAAGGAGTATACCATTTTGCGTGACGGGTGTTTTGACATCCCGCATACCCTATATGATGTCCTTCATTATGTAAGATAGCACTTACATTTTTAGTATTGGTACCAAAACCAGTAGGAGCCCAAGGACTATCTGATACTGGCATAATTCTCAATTTATCACTAGGTTTATCTTTAAAAGTTAATTCATCAGAATATCTACCTACAGTGTGCTCACTGTTATTTGAAAATGACTGCTTCATTATTTACTCACTGCTTTATAGCTATTATATCTCGTTTATTCACAATAACTGTGCCTTTCTCACCAGTAAGGTATACAAAATTCTCATCATCATTCGTTATCATTCCTCTACCTACCTTTGTTCTCTCTTCTTCACGCCAAACCACTTTGACTTCTGCGTCCGACAAAAATGCCGACAACGGTTTATTATCACTTTCATCCATTTTATCACTTCCCCGAAGGGTCGGAGCAGCAAACGTGCTGTCCGTGTTATAATATATCTTATCATACTATATAAAGTTTGCGGCATCCTTAAGCAACTCCTTTATTAATTTTTTATCTGTTATATCCTTAGTGTCGTTTTTCAATCTCCATACTGCAAGTTGTAATTGTTGTTCAGGTGTTGAATTCATAATCATACTATTAGCCTGCCGTGATAAAAATCTTATATTACCTTTAATATATCCTTTGGTAGGGTCTATCCTATCTATAGATTTACTATTATAACGCCCCCCTTTTCCCCTTGACATGAAGTCATAAGGTATCCCTAAAGCTGGACATATCTCTTTCTCTGGGTCCCAATAATCAAAACGGTCATACCCCATTAAGTCCATTAAATATTGTCTATCTATATTATGTTCAAAACCTCTTAAACGGGCTCGTGTCCTCGTTGATGACATACAAGATATAGTCCAATAAGAAGGAGATATACTTCTAAGTATTTGTCTATACTCGGGACTCTGGTCATCAATACCTTCAAGCTCAGGCCATCTTCTTAGTTTCTGGGCTTTTGATACGGTAGAGTTGTAGACTGGTGGAGCTTTCTTTACAGGTTTCCTCCAGTATCCTTGTTTAGTTTTGAGTTTTTGTAACTCTTCACCTAAAGCTACATCACCTTTATAATCTTTTGGTTTCATAGTCTTACCGCCAGATTTACATCCATCTTTTCGTCTCATATCCACTCCGCTAATGATTGTTGTTTTTTATCTAACATTGTTAATGGTGGTTTCTTTTTAACATAATCTTTTAAACCAAATTTTATAAGTAGGTTAGATATTGTATCCCAATAGTATGTGATGTCTATTTCTTCTACGGATTTTATTTGTTCTTTTAACCTATATCCTTCCTTAGTCTTAGCATAAAAGTATGTAGTACCCTCTGCTGGTTCCATTCCTATTTGCTTACCTAGATTCATTAGTTGAACTGTTAGGTCTGTTTGTGATTTATAATCATCATAACCTCTATTAGTAGACCTACGCATAATAAAATCTTCTAATATATATTCGTCCAGCTCGTATAATTTATCTACAAATGAATTTGTAACGGTGTTATTTAATCGAGCGTCAGATAATCTATCTAACACCTTATTATAGAATCTAGAGCGGCTCTTTGATTTAAATGTACTACCATGCTTCGTAACACTACCATCCAAGTTACGCAATATATAATTACCAACCTGTATCCACACACCTTCTTTGAAAACATCTTTATCCATTGTTATATTTTCAGCCTCAGTAAAGGGAAGATGGTGGCTGAGAAGCATTTGTAATCTATTAGTTAACCAATCTACATCCACATCCACATTAGTATTAATCCCATCAGTATGTACATAAACCACAGCATCTTTTCCATACCGTGCACGGATGATGTCGACACCCGATAATAATAACCAACGGGCAATTGCTGTGATAGTAAGCCCCACGCCCATATCACCGTAACTAATGTAAGGATTAGCATTTGCACCATAGAAAGTATTCACCATTATTTTAAGAGCATCAGACCTACTCTTATCTTCTTTAGTATTACCTTCCTTATAAGGTTTACGCATTTCTTTAAATTCTTTACACATAGTATATAAACAACTCTTCTTGTCGGTATCTATTTGAACCATTAAACGTTTCTCTACTTTATTATCAGGTACATAAAGTATACCATCCTTAAATTCTATATCAGGTTTATATTCATCATAACCTATTATCTTTGTAGTGTCGGGTCCTAAGTTGAGAGCCATCGCTATAGAGGGATAATATGAACTGAAATCTACTTTATAGTTCTCAGCCTCATAACCTTGTCTATATAATTCAATGTGTGCAGCTTGATAGTTACCTTTATCAAACCTAAATATCTCAGGATGTCTTTCTTTATTACGATTAAGCGCTACTATGCCCTGCTCGAATAAGCTCCTCCCCTGCAATATTTTCGTAATGTAGCTACTGGGGGCGTTAACATAGGTGGCCAGTGGTACACATAGAACCTCGGCTACGTATTGTATTTGTGGAAAGTAGTGGTTATACATAAACAACGTGCAATCCACATCAGACAGAACGTAGTCTTCTATCTCTTGTAGGGGGTAATCGAGTAGGTTTTTCTCTGCGAAGTCGAGCTCAATGGGTTCCAAGCCAAATGCTTGAGATACCTGTTTGAGTCCACGTGGTATGCCTGATAATGAATAATCTAATCGGGCCCACCTTAGCAGGTCTAAAACTATGCGACCACCAGCGTTCATCTTTAGTTCTCGGTTGTCTTTAGGAGGCTCAAACCCCCAACTAGAACCATCTCGGTTCAAGTGTTTTATATATTGGGTTTCGTTTATATGATTATAACGGACTCTGTGGAGAATTTGTGGAATATCATACCCCACAAGATTCCACCCCGTAATAATGTCAGGGTCATAATCCTGTACATAATTAGCGAAGTCCCATAATAATTTACTATCATCTTCTTTCTCATTGTCCCATAGGAACACTTTGCGCTCTCCGGTAGAAGTTACAATGCCAATGGCAACGATAGGGTACTTCTCTCCAAAAGGAAATGTACCATCGGGGGAGTGTGTTTCTATATCAAACACAAGGCATTTTACATCTTTGTCGTTAGGGTAGTCTGCAAAGAACTTAGGGTGTTCAATGCATAACCTTTCAAGTAATGCTTCCCTTCCACCATCGAAGAGTGCGTGGGTAGGTATGTGGTCCATACCGGGTATATAGAGGTGTTTCTTCAGTTTGACTGTCTCATCAGAGGCTATCAACTTTTTTGTCTCCCCATTTTTGTCCTCAGTATAGAAGTATGGTGTATACGGAGACTCTACAGCCTCAGCTTGACCATTCCTATACATTTTGACCTTCAATTTTTTAGTTTCTAAATCTATTGTGCGTTTGTTTATACTCGCTATAAGTGGGACTTTCATTTATTCTCCGGTGTTACATTGATAGTATTAGGTGGCGTAAGGACTTCATCACTCGATTCAATTTCCCACATTTTTATTAATTCTATAGTATCTTGTATTGCTCTTGCCCATACTCTATGGGTCTCAGCTACCTTTTCCATATCACTGTCTCTGTTAGGGGTTTTTATTTCAGGCTCAAATTCTCCTGACATATCCCAATGATAAGCTATGGCTGTCTCCAATAATTGAATCCAGCCTTTTCGCTCTTCATCTGTGGATACTGTTAACTTCTTAATATCCACCATGTTCTATCCGCCATTGTTTGGCTTCTTCTGGGGTCATTCTCTGAAATAACTTATCTATGTTATTTAACATAAGGTCTGATATCTTCAAACCATATACATCACATAGACGTGTGAGATACCAAAGAACATCACCCATCTCATCTATAATGAGGTCAGTGTTGTCTACGTGGTCTCTGATTTCTTTTTTGAATGCACCACCAACTTCTCCGGCTTCGTTCATTAAACCTATCATTAGGTATTCCTTTTCTCTACGTTTAGGATACTTTGCTGTTTTACGAGTAAAGTCTATATACGTAGCTTCGACTCCTTTTACGTCTGCCATATATTTAGTTCCTCAGGGATTTTATGGAGGACCCTGTTCCTCTCAGTAGGGAGATATCTATATACTAAGTCTGCCTTTTGGTCACTTTGTATAACCCAAGGCTTAACTATGATTAAGTCATTCTCTCTACACCACATTCTTCTTTTTAGTTTACCACCAATTCGAATCATGCGGGTTTTATTATCAGCACACAATGCTTTCATTCGGGAACCACCAGACATTTCCACGACAACAGCGAACTGTTCGTCTTTATGTGGTAGTCTTAGTTTTCTCGAAATAGGCTTTGACTGCTTTTCCTTCTTTGTCATTATAGTCTCCTTCTGCTTTTAATAGAAAAGACTCATAGTCTTTAATCTTTGCATCATTAGCTGTCTTGAATACTGAAGGATAATCAGCACTCTCCACTTCTAACGCTGTCTTTGCTCTTTCACCCAACTCAATGTTGTTCCCACTAAACGGGTCAATAATTTTGATACGGCTACAACTGCGCCTAATGTATTCATCAGATACTTCAGCCCACTCATTTCGTATAAAGTTCTTCGTTTCTTCAATTAACTCACTCCAATTTATTTTAGATACAGGTTCATTTATCAACGGACTCTTGTAATATAATTTCTTACCACCTTCATCATCCACTTCTAAGAAACCAGTCATCATGAGACCAGCTAAAACAGGTCTCAGTTTAGTAAAGGGTAGACCAGCAGCTTTGGCTGCTTTCTTTAATTCACCCTCTGACATTTTTACAGTCTCACTATCTGCAAACCCAAACTTATCTAGTCGTGTGTCAGGAAATAGTTTTAGTATGTCTGTTCCATGACTTGGCATATGTAAACACTCTTCTACAAACGAATTGAGATATATGCGTAGACCTAACCAGTTATGTTTAGGACTTACTAATCCATATTTAATACCATCTTTTTCCATTCTAATGATTTCATCAGGATAGAATCTTGCTATGGCATTTATTAATCTGAGAAGATATTGAACCTTAGACCGAGACACAGGAAACGCTGAGGGTATTGCATCAAATAAGAAAGGTGCACAGGGATTCTTAATAACAGTAGAATCATCTTCATCTCTTTCTCTGAGGGCTACTTCTAAATGTTTCTTGAGTCCTTCTATTTCTTCGTCAGACATCGAGGACATAGTGGCTTTGGGTAGAGCTGAATTCATTAGTTTATGTTTTACAACCAACTCAGTTTGTTTAACTGTGGGGTTGGTATGCATAATCATACATCTTCTTTCAAGCTCAGTATCGAACATAGCTGAACCCTTGTCGTTCTCAACGGCGACTGCCATTAATACATACTTAGGATGTAACCACTGACCAACTGTTGCACCTATAGTAACATCAGTTTTTTTACGTTCTGCTGTCCTACCGTCAGCCCATGTCTTAATTATTTCCATTACACCTTCAGGTATTTTCTGTGCTTCTGGTATACAAACAAACCTTGATTTATTTATCTTGTCCTCATCATACCATATAGCTGTCTCTGACATATGTTCTACTGTATACATATAATCCTTTGGTAAAAGATTAGATATTGCTTCCATTAAAACTGTTTTACCTGTCCCACTATATGCCTTTATACAGAAGTTAGTATCTTCTAATATATAGGATAAACAGGCAGTAAGTGCTAAAGAATCTTCTCCCAATATAGGGAAAAGGGTTCCGTCAGGTTTCTTTGCATTGTGAAAATATCTCAACAAATCATGTATTTCATATTTTTTCATTTGATACACTTCCTATATAAAAGATAGAATAATCCTAAGATTGGTCCATCTAATATAAATACAATTGTCATATATTCAATTAAATCCATTTCTGCCTCGCATTCATTAAGTTAAGAACATTATGCTCACATAATTTAACTGCATATTTCTTTAGTTCTTTCTCTGGTATAGCTGGAAATTGGTCTTTAAGTATTAAATATAAATCTATCATACTCATTGGTTCTCCGTTTTTATCCTTCAGAAATTCTACTACTTCTTCAGGAACTACCCACACATGAGACTGCTCGTCACTATTAGTAAGGCTCGGTCTAAACTTCTCAGCTACAAAGGCTTCTGCCTCAGTTGCTTCTATGATATAACCATTAGCTTCTCTACCAAAAGTTGTTTTGACTTTTCCTTTTTTAAATTCAAAAACATAATCAGTTGGGTTAGTTCCATTATCTATTAGTGTAGAAAATAGACGCTGTGCTTGTGTATGGGAAGCTACAGTAAGGGTAAGATATTTTATCTCTTTCTTATCTGAAATATAAAGCCCATAAGTAAATTCATTTATTTTGGGTGTGCCATTCTTACAGAAAACACACTCCCCTTCTTTAGCCCAACATTTATTTCTACGTTTAGTAGTAGGATTCCAATGTTTAACTCTGTGTATAGGTGCTATAAAAGCAAACTGACCTAAAGCCGTCATTGAATCTTCTAACCATATTCTCTGGCTACGGGGCGATTGAATCCAATCGTCTAAACTCATTCAATCTCTACTTTCTTTGCTGAGGTCTTCTCTTTCTTTTCTATTACTAAGTCGAGTATACCATTAACCATAGTAGCTTTTGTAGACTCTGGGTCTAATTCAGATTTAAAGGTCTCTTCCCATTTGAAGTTCTTTCTTTCTGAGTTGGCTACGATAGTTACAGTTCTACTACTTACTTCTACATCAACTTGTTCTTTATCTAAACCAGCTAATTCTGCTGTTATAGTTATAGTTCCATTCTCTTCATTTACTTGAACGTCTTTTCTTCTCAATGTTGATATCGCATGACGACCTGAAGGAACTTGTTCTATCTGCGATAGTAAGTCCATCCACATATCTAACATACGGTCTGCATCTCTTCCATACATCCTTAATCCTCCATATTGGAAGATGATGGTCCGTCAGACACACGCTTCATTAATCTGAAGTATGGTTTGTTGGAACCTTCTTTCCAATAGGTGTTTCTGAACATAACGAATTCGTCACCAGCTTCAGATTTACCTGAGTAGTAAACGTTACCGTTCTTATCTGTGTTCCGGAACAATCCGGCTCTTAGTTCTAATCCACTTTTTTCTGCCATTCTTATTTCTCCTTTTTATTATCCATGCATATTACCGTGCACGGTAGCGGTTTTGATATCTATCTCTAATAGCTTTTCGCCATATGCTGAGATTAGTTTATCTAATGTTTCACTAAAGAATTTTTCTACATCAACTTCAGATGTAGGATTTATCTCTAATTGAAATGTCCCGATGCGTAGAAGATGTGTCATCTTATTTGCATCCATTTTAGCCATCATTAATTGACCAGCCATATCTCCCATATCTACTTCAGAAGATGAATCTGTCATCAATAACCTCCAGCTTTATTAATATCTTTCTTAGGTTTTTTACCATTCCTTGTGTCTCTCCGATTTTGTTTTCCAAATCATCAAATCGTTGGCACATCTTATCTATACGGGCTAAGATATCTTCCACGTTCTGAACAAATGGAAACCAATCGGTATCATTTCGATACGTTTCGTTTCTTTGACGGATTTCTTCTGCCCATCTTGTGTGATGGTTTGCTTCCGCCTTTCTGTCTTCTTCTATTGTCATTCTTTTGATTCCTTTTTAGTTGTTTCATGAGTATTTTGTTCTTACGTGGGTTCACATGATAACCCTGTCCTGTCCAACCATCCTGATAATATCGAATGTAGCCCATCCAATAGTCACGACAATTTTCCTCAGTTGGTTCTAATCCTCTCATTATACATTTCTCTTTAAGGCGTTGAACCATCTTATTTGTCTTGCCCTTAGCCCATATACGGTCAAAGGCTTCCCATCTCTCATTCATCGTATAGCCCCTCATTTAATTCTTCTTCAGCCATTTCTACAGCTATATCAAATAAATATTCACTCGTTAAACATAACTCACGAGCCATAGCTAATACTTTTTCATTCATTTATTACCTCCACAATGGGGGCAATTAAATTTATTCACTTTTTTCATACCTATATAGTCTCCACCACATCTAATACATCTCATATTTGTTGGTTTCCTCCAATAATTCTATAACATTCATAACAGTATGCGTAACCAGCGGTATCTTTATAGATTGCGTAGCGTGGGTCGAGTTCCCATTTCTTACACAAATTACATTTCATCCGAACATACTCCCTGAATACTCTGTTGAATCACTATCTGGAACAGGTAAATTATCTTTCATCATATCTATAGCACCTGAATCCTTTGCTCTTTTAATCATCATTTCTAAAGTTTTTACATATGCCATGATAGCTACTTCCTGTGGCCTATTTAGTTGATACATTTTAGATATTTTCTTTAAGTCTCTAGCAACATTCATTATGTCGATAGAGTCCATAGCTTTCACTAATGTTTCATATTGTAATAATTCATCATCACTAAGTAGTTCTTGAACACTTAACATCTCTGATTTATCATCAACCATTGAGAGAAAGCCCTCGATTATTTTATCCATATTACTCTACGACCAACCTGTCTAACCTATATGAACGTGGTCGTTGTGTGAACTGAGAAGTATACTGTTTTAAGTTATACCTGTTATCCTTACCCACTACATAGAAGTATCCTTTGGAAGATATGTGTATATCTTCGGGTAAGATTTTCCTTACAGACTCAGAATCTTTCTCATGTTTCCATGAGTTGAATTCAAATTGAGTTCTGTTGACAGGGTTGTATCTGATACTTACCTGCTTGTGCTTTCCTGTCTTCTGATAATGCTTGACGGCATCCATCAAAAGATTGATTTGTTGATTTCTATCCATTTTAATCACCTTGTTGAATCTCCATAACTACTGAGTATATAAAGCTTTCGCTATCCATACTGAGAGTTGTAAACTGAGGACCTTAAGTTGGTCCTTCAATGGAATTTCTAATGGTATTATGTCCATTATTTTTCCTTGTATGGTGTGCAGTAAACACACCGTGCTTTCCCATCTATACCTACAAAGAAAGCTCTTTTAAAACATCTATTACATTCGTTCATAATCATTTAAACCACATATAATATGCAATTACCCCTAAACACAATAGATTGCCGATTGTATATAATATTATTGTCTGCATATTTATATCCTTTTTCTTTTTTGGTATCTTCTTAGTTGTTTTTACTGTGAAATGAGGTATTGCTCTCCAACACTCATCGCATAAGTATGCTTTGAGATGTGGTTCTTCACTTGTGTAGTGAGTGTGACACCTATTACAGTTATGCCACATCACTTTATAATAATTAGGCTTCACTTACTTTCTTAGCTACAGCCATGTATTTTTCTACAGCCATGAGAATGGGTGGTTGTAACTCTTTGGGTATGTAATCTATCCCATCCATGCCGTTATCTAAATCTTGATAAAATATCTCTAAGTATGCACTAAAGTTATCTGTGATGTAGTGATAACCGTTAGCTACATCTTCATCATAGTCTCGTATGAAGTTAATAATTTGGAATGCTCTACCCAATGCTCTGGCGTGTATCTCACAGCGTGGGTGACATCCTAATATCTTTGACATCATCATACCAACTGACTCAGCTGAGCCCTTACAGTATTCTAACATAGACACTATGGTATGTTCTTTCTTCACCATGTCTTGATACATACTTATGTGAAAGTCTGAGAGCCACTCACCTTCGAACTGATACTTGTCACTCACTTCGTAGAACTGTTCTATTACTTCCCTCCAATGTTTGAAGTCATGTAAAGTCTTCTCACCTTCAACCATCTCATCACATACTCTGAGGTATGCGTAGAGTTTGTATATATCTTCTTTGATATCATCTGGCCACGCACTCATACATTCAAAGAACGTGGTGCTGTATTCTTCCATTATCTCTTTCATTTCTTTTTTATCCTTACCTTCTTTACGGGTTTTCTTTCTATAATCTTATTGAAGTCTACGAACTGACCACCCTTCTCAGCTGATGGGGGTAGCGTATATCCTTCATATGGTATTTTAGTTGCTCTCTTTTTCATATTGCTTCTTCGTATAATTTCTGTAGATTCCATCTTAATGGTGCTTTTAATCTTTCTACTTCATAGGCGTGTTCATCAAACCAGCTCCACTTAACAGACTTTCTTTTGAAAGCCTTACTGTATAAATATTTAGCCTGTGCAGGTGAAATAGCGTATGTTTTCTTATTTCTATATTCCTCTCTTCTTATCAGTATAAAACTTAACCCACCAGCTCTTGTTAATCTTTCACCTTCTTTTATTTGGTGACGAGCAATAGCAGGGGTATTACCATAGTATAGAGGAAAAGAAGTAAGATTGCGAGAAGTTTTAGCCTCAAGCATAATTGGTCTACTTCGATAGACTGTAAAGAAATCAGCCGGTTGCTTTTCGGCGACTGCAACTTTAACGAATCTATTGATGTCATTTGTATCCTGTATTCTAAACCACCATATATGGCGAGATGATTTTAAGCTTCTTCTTATTTCGTTTTCGAAATTCTTTCCTGTATCTTTTCTTCCCATAGGGCATCACTAAGCAAAGACTAAAGTAAATATGACCTCAGTATAGATTGCTTAGTTATATCTCCCCTTAAGAGATATATAAAGCTTTGCTAAGTAGAGCTTATGATATAATAAAGATAATAATTAATATCCATATAATCCACCATACTAAAGCTAAACCTGTTCCAATATCTATATTGTCTTCATACTGCATAATAAACATCTCCCATTCATTAGTCCATCTTCGGCTATTGAAATGCGTTTACCACATCTATTACACTCAGTCCACGCTAAACTCATAAGTTCCTAAATGTCCACCATAACATGATTGACCATAAACTAAGTCCTAATAAAACTGCGACAGCTATGTAGACAGGATGTATCATTCTTTAGTCATACCTCGTTGACGATTCATCTCATCACGCAACATTCCTTTAGTATATTCTTCTTCCTCAGCATCAATCTCTAAGTTTTCCTCAGCCTTAGCGTAAACCATTTCTCTTATCATCTTAATCGATTCCTTAACTGATTCATTGTCAGTTGTCTCAGCGATATAGAAGTCTAAGTCATCCATCATCATTCGTGCGACCTGAGGACTACACCAATCTAAAATGATTTTCATAAAATGAATAGCGTCAGCTTTATTCGTTACCATCATCCAACTCCGGTTTGTATATTCCTAATTCCATCATCCTATTAAGCCATCTATCTTGTATCTTCAATGGTTCTTGGTAATATATTATATCACATATATCGAAGAGGTAATCCTCTAAGTTCTTCTCAGTTAACTGTGCACCAGCCAACATCTCTTTCAATTCCATGTTCTCTTGTTCTAAGTTCATTCTTTCTTTACTCCATACTTACGTGGTCTAATCATAAGTTTCTTAGTTCGGTTCATACCGAATTTTTTATCTAACCATACTAATAGTTCTCTTATCATATTTCAAATCTCCATTATGACATTTCAAATTAATTGAAATATCTATATAAAGGTTTGCACAAAGGGAAGACGGCTTCTCAGTAAGAGTCGTGTAGCTTCGCAACTGAAACTATCGTGCTCTTTCTTTGTATACAACTGTTGCTCGTCAACATAACTGTTCGACAGACTTACACAGGCTAACGTATACTGAGGTTCGCTTGACGCATAGGTGGGATTACGTCTACGACGATTACCCCTACGCTTGGTTCTCTTTGTATCCAGCTATCATCCATACCGATAGCTACCTCTCTGTTCATACTGTCCTACTACTTTTTCGACTGATTTGCCTACTTCAGCGTGGCCTGATGAACAAACTAAGATTCAAAATCTAAGCCTTTGTGCGTTTGACGGATGCTGAGCCTACCGACAGATGACTCAGCACCTATCGCCCATTAACCCATAATCATTAATATTACCATCCATAACATAACGAACCCAGCGATTAATATAAACCATTGAGCTTCTTTCATATCATTATCTTCGTTCATACTTTAATTACTCTCCTTATAATTTTACTTACTTGAGCAGGTAATTTATCTGTGTCATCAATTAAGATGTAGTTAGTAAACATTTCTTTCATAGCTGACTCACGTGCTCCACTAATTCCTACTTGAATAACATTCCAGCCTTGATTCTCAATATGTTTTACACACTTCTTAGTATGAGGGACACCTTCATGATATCTGTATTTATCAGCTGAGGGTTCACCATCTGAGATAACAATCATTAATTTATTACTACCTATTGAAGGTGATTCAGCTTTCACTCTATCAGCTGAGGCTAAGATGGCCATACCATCTCGGTTCTCACTTCGTGCAATCATTGAACCCATAGCCTTTATATCAGACTGATAGGTTGGTGACCAATATACTGACATATTAGTTTCACCCTTAGTCCCCCAATCATAACCATCAGCGGTGTGTCCAAAGACCCATAAGTTGAGAGCTTGATTATCTTTTAATGATTCTCTAAGAGCAATAGCACATTCTCTCGCTTTACGCATCTTCCATGAACCCATACTACCGGACTCATCAATCAAGAGACATACATCAAGAGGTTTATCTTCGTCGATAACCACATTCTTGAATAAGTCACTTCGACCGAGAGGTATCTTATGTAGCATACGTTTATCTAATTTACCTCTCTTTTGGTTTCTAATAGTATTAATGCGTGTGTCACCATATAAATTAATCTTACGTTTTAGTTGACCAATGGCTGACTTCATATTCTTAAGGGCCTCATTGTAGGCCTCAGCACCATAGTCACCGGTGTGTTGATTCTTCCATGTCACTTTACCACCTTGTTTCAATCCGAGAGCACGACCTGAGTCCCACTTCTCTTCTGAATAGTCTGAGTCTAATAGTTCATCAATCTCTCTTCTTAGGTCATCACTAATATTCTTTCGAGTATTATTATAATCAGCTAATTCTTTAGCAAACTTATCTAAAGCAGTATCGAGTTTTTCTTCATCAGCATATCTCGAACCTCTTTCAGCTGTCTTTCTTTCTTGTTCTATAATTCTATCTTTAATACGAGATAGTTCCTCTGGGTCAGTTGGTGCATCCTCACCCCAATCACCCAATAAGTCTTTCATTCTCTCATCAGCTCGATGCATTATTTCTTCTTCGTCTGTAGTTTTAGACTTCTTAGCTTGTTCTTCAGCCAACTGTTTCATATACTCGAATACAGTTTGTATGGCTACTAAACTGTGTTCACGGTCAACCAAAGCATCTTTCAAAGCACGAGCAAAGAACTGTAAATGTTTTGCGTGTTTTCTTCTTCTTTCGGCTGAGATACTTTTAGGGAATCTTACCATAGCCAATAAACTATTCATTACATCAGCCAAAGCATTACCATTAAAGTCATCTATCTTATGTCCGTGTTTACCAAAGAAGTGTTCTTTAACCTTCTCAATATACATTACATAACCAGCGTGAGACTTAGCTAACTGAGATTCAATATACTCATCCTCAATAATATTACCTATGTTGTGAAGTAATCTACTCTCAGCATTAGTTAATTTATTATCATAACCATATTTCTTTTCCCATGCCACTAATGGTTTAGTATGAACTAAGTGTAACTTTTCATGTATTGAGAGACCAGCCACAATATCTAAGTTGGTATCATTATCCTCAATGAGAGTTCCGTCAACATAGATAGTTCCATTAGCCATGTTAGAATAGTTTTTACTATCACTCGCAAAGTGTAATGAATGTTTCACAGTTGGGTCTACCACTTTACAGAGAGAATCTAAATGTCTCTGATGTTTCATCATACGAGCACTATCTGTTGTAGACCGAGACCAACTACCCCATGATGAGGCAGTTATCCCACTATTCCAATATGAACCGGTTCCCCATGTAAATCCTGAACCTCTGTTCCATACATCACCATGTGCTGAGACTGATGGTGCAGGTGAACTATATACTTTTGCTACTGATGGACTGATAAAAGGGTCTACTGTTGAGAACTTGTTACCACAAGCCACACAGTTGTCATGACCATCATTCTCGGTCCAATCATCACAACCATAACAGAAGTCATCTGTGTCCTCAGCCCAATCATCTACTGAATCTTTGTAATCCATTCATCTACCTCACTTACTAAATCTTTATCTTCGTTCGTAAACTTATATTCAAAGCACTTAAGACTTCTTTTAGCCGAACCTACTACACATTTATATATAAACATATCTTCATTAGTGACTAAGCCTTCAGCCATCTGCTTTACTTCGTTCAATGGCATTGTAGCTCTGTCGGGAACAATAATGTCCTCATCTTGTATTAATCTTCTCTTGTATGCACCAACGTGTCTACCATTAACCTCAGACTGAGGAAATACATCTTGTAATATCTTTCCAATCTGAGTTGGTTTGAAACCATTCAGTATAAGGAACTTAGCCAACTGATGCCAATAGGTGTGCTTTCTTCTTTTAATTCTTGTTTTAACCATTTTTGCTGTCCTACTGAGAAACCCCAATTACTCTCCCATAGCCTGAATAACTTGAAGAATCCTTACTCTCTCGGTATCATCACCAGCTTGAACAGGGTAGAATGGTAAACAGGTATGCTTCAATGCATCAACTAAGGTCATTCCATCTACTACTAATTCTGCTACTGCTAAACACATACGTGTTGAGACTGCTGTAGACAATTCATCTGAACTATATAAATCACGAACTCTCTTAGCAAAGTCAACAATCCTATCAGCAGGTAGTTCTCTAAGCTGAGGGTTGCGATTCATTATCAGTTCCTTTTCTTTTTGTGGTGGTAAATATTCTAATTCATATATTCCACCTGTAAATCTATCCTTCCATGCTCTATCTAAATCATGAGAAGCACCTAAATACTCTCGGCCTATGTTAGCCGTAGCGTAAAAGAACGCTGACGGATTAACTGAGACAGAGTCAGCATCCTCACTCTCATCAAGAGCTAAATACTTTTGTCCATCCAACACCGGCATGAGAATGTTAGCTAAGTCACCCGTTCGGTCACGTGTCACCTCATCTAACATAATAAATGAATCACCTTGTATTGCGTTAACAAACCGAGATGGCTTGAACCATGTTCCGGCTTCTTTATCATACTTAGTATCACCTAATAACTTAGCTGAGGGATTCATTGTGTCTCCAAAGTTGAAACTATAGAAATCTTTTGCTGTTATATCAGCTAATATCTTACCGAGACTACTCTTACCACATCCCGAAGGACCTGTAATAAGAATATTCTTCCCTCTAAAGATATTCCTCAACATAGTATAGAAAGTTGTATCATCAGCAAACTTAAACTCTTCGGGCACATTGACAGACCCTCTTAGTTTAGACATTACTGTGTCTTTCTCTACTTCTACCACTTCTTCGGGGGTAGTTTCCTCATCATGCATGGGACTGTCTCGGTCGAATAGACTTTCGAGTCCTCTGTGTGTGTCGGTTTCTTCCATATCTGTTTCTCCAATATCGGCTTCCTTTATAAGCCTTTCGGTGTCTTCCTCAGTTCGGACTCCACCATATTTATCTTTTGATAATCCTCTTGTCCATCTCTTTACACCACGTGTATCTTTCAGCACGTGCCAATACTGTCCATCTCCACCTACCTTTTCATAATGTTCGGGGAACTCGGTAGCTGAGACAGAAGGTGATGGTCTCTCTTTTCTTGATGCCATTAGTTTGGTCTCCTTCTTCTAATGAGAGTTCTATCAACTCTACTTCGGTCATACCCATAGGTTCTCTCACCTGAGATACCACTCGAAGTGCCTTTAACTTCATACTTCTTAACAGTTCGTGTTAGTGTATCTATGTCTTTGGATTCCATTGTGCTGAGAGCATCTACAAACTTTCCTAAGTTTGAACTAACTGACCAAGCATTGTCTTCTACATCATCGAAGACGGAATTTAAAAAATCCCTCAGCACATGGTATCGTTTATCATCAGTTGACTGCACACTTAACAAAGGGACTTTGTCAGTATGCTGAGTCATGTAATTGTTGAACTTTATTACTGCGTCAGTATTCATAGTTCACCTGTAATATAATCATTTACTAAACAATGTTCACAACATGATTTATTTATTTCATGTCCACCGTTATCAGCCCAGCTGTATTCACCACAGTCTGTGCAAATCATAGTTGACCTCTCTCAGTTAACCATTGGTCCACACCTATTTCGTGGATGTAGTCAACTGTGTCACGGTAGTTTTCGAAAGTGAGACATTGATGTGGTTTCGGAGCGTGTTCGAAATACTTTTCGGTTGCTCTTATTTTACGAGCTCTCACTTCGGAACCGTCTCGGTTCGGGGTTGCACTTAACAGTTGTTGTAACTGTTTGGCAGTCATTCCTTTTAGTTGTATTGCTAATGTGTCGATGTCGGTCATAGTCATCACATCTACATCTATATACCCCTATATAAGCATTTCCCCTTGTAGGCTGAGAGCCCGTGCTCAAATCTTAACTGAGTAAAAAAAACGGGGGGCTTTTTCATGCAAAACTATATATAGTTCGTGTTCCCTATATTAACTATATTAAGTATAGCTCTATTATGATATTATATAGCAGTAAGTAAAGAGATTAGTAGAGCTTTACTCAGTAGAGCTTTGCGACATAGAGCTTATAGAGCTATATTATGAACTGAGTAGAGCATTCTTAGTAGAGCATTATAATATAGGCTGATAACATATTAAACTTACAGTTCGTCAACGAACACATTTCGTTTTGAACTGAGCATAAACTGAACTTAAACTGGTTTTAGTTTGGTTTTAAGCTCTACTTAGCCCCCCTTTTTCTCATCGTGGCTGTGCGAAGTGCTTAGTTGGGCTTAGTATGCCAACTGAGACTGTTTTCTCATTGAGCCCTACCGAGCACCTGAGAGTTTTTAATAACGCGAGCTGAGAAGTTTCTCACTGAGCCCTATCGAGCTGAGAGTGTGAGGTTAGTTGAGCTGAGGCGTCCACCCGCGTGGAAAAAAAGTTTTCACTCTTGTGGAAAAATAGGTGTTAGCCCCCCGACTTAAACAACTGCGCAGTCATGGCGTTTCCTATCTCGTTATTTCGAATATACGTTAACGATAGGTCAAGGGGGCGTAACTATAAGGATGGGTAGGAGGACTTAATGTATACCTCCAAAGACGTTATGCCACTACATAGTAGACGTCTTACCAATCCCGCATTCCTCCAGCAGTCGCTTCTCGGTTTGCGGACCTTGTGCCTTAGTCCGTGGCGGACTTGTTCGGCCATACCCGATTACGGAAGAGCTACTTCCATAAATATAAGGTGAGCAGTTTTCCGACTTGCTCAGGTGCTTATTATTTATCTATTTCAAAAGTCCAGCTTTCTTCATAGCTTTCTTCAAATCAGCTTCTGACATCTTACCAGATGCAAGAGCAGAAACAACTGAATCAACAGAAGGAGCACGAACTGACTTTGCTCGTCTTTGAGCTTGTAGCTCATGAGTTCTTGATGCAACCATAGATGCTGTCTTCTCGTTTGTTGAGATGACATCACAGATTGCTACAAGAGCATCATACTTTACACCAGCAGGATATCTATCAGATTCCCCAACCGGCATAACGCCAATGTAATCTAAAAGATTACTGACGAGCTTTTCATCCTTTGGAGCCCAAAGGTAGTCCATTTTTGCCTTAGTCATACTTTACCAATAGGGAGTCCCTATTTAAGCTTAACCCCTGCTAACTACTTGACGTAGTTCTAAATGTTCAAAGACGTCTGGGTTTGACAAACGAATCTCACGAGCGAGTTCCATATGTCTTCCTCGGCTTCCTGTTCCGACAGGAATCATTTCTTTGTATAATCCATATTTTCCATACGGAGTCGTGCCGACTTCAACGAAGTAATCGACAGTCTTGCTTCCATTCTTCCAAGGAAGATTGGTCTTAGTCTGAGTTGCTTGGCTCATGTAATACCAAGAGGGGGACCCTATATAAAGCTTTTTTCACGCTTGTGGAAAAATTGGCAACTTCACCTAAGGCTCGGCCTGATTTAAGAAACACCTTAGGGAGCGGTTGCCACACGCTGACGTGGACAAACAAGATGCCCAGAGGAAAGCGATTAGGGTGTGACCTGCCACCAGACAAAAGGATATCCTTCACGTAAGGTGGGCGTAAACAAGATAAAGAGAATCACTTCATAGTTTCGACGAGGAAGTCTATAACAGGGACTAAGTGAGGCAAAAGGTGATACATAATTTTAGCTACACGTCGTTAATCAACTAAGATGCGCATCGACCGGAAAGGGATTGTTCAGCACTTGTTCAGCTTCAGTTTGTTATTGCTTATCGTCTACTTGCGTATGGTTCATTCTTGTCTTGGAACTCAGGTCACGTGTTAAGCACGTGCCTTAACTGTAATTCAACAAAGGGGAGGCCCTATATAAGCTTTGTCCCCATTGATTTAATCTCACTGACGTATACATCACCGAGTTCAAATTCTCCGTAAGTGTAATCACTTCTCACCGCACAGAACCATCTAGCGTGAGGGTTCTTTGCTTCGTTCTCAGCGTTTTGGTATTTCTTTAATACCCGCCATTCGAAGCCACGTGGGCCGGTCCAGACCTCATAAGGGTCATCTGTCTTTCGTGTTTTACCACATAAGTTTTTGCTCATAATATACCAACGGGTATGCCTATATAAAGCTTTTTTCACGAGAGTGGAAAAGCGGGGGGAGGCCCTACCCCCCTGAGGTTGAAAACAAACGAGCTAGTTGCTGGCCTTTTTAATAATCTTATTTGTTTCTTTTTTCCAACTGCGTTTAAGTGGTTTGTCGTAACTCATAAGTTACACCCACAACAAGGTGCGTCTTCACACCCGCAGAGAACAATATAGTCCCCTGCCTCACTTATACCAGAAATGACCATGTCGTCTAGTATATCTAAGATTGATTTCATTCCCAAATCCTCACGTTATTGTGGTGGTCTGTCAAAGGAATGTTATCAGGGTCTGCCTTGCGTGGGTCATCTGTTAAACCCCAAGCGATAGCGAGAAGTTGGTCATGCACTCCTGTGTCGATTTGGTTTTTGGTTTGGGTTCTGCGTGCTACTCTGCGGAAACGAAACTCGTTTCTCATGTCTTGTATTTTAGTCATACTACTCCATTGAACAGGCCTTTATAAAGGTTTCTCTGTTAAAGCGGTCGTTGTGTTCTGCACACATTCCGGCGAAGTCTCGGACCATGTTAAGGTCTGCGTCATGCTTTGCTAATATTTTAGCGATGGCTATAAAGTGTTTTCTAGTCATACTATACCAACGAGTGGGGCTATATAAAGGTTTTTTCACACAAGTGGAAAAGTGAGCAGGGAAAAACATAAAAACCCTGCTCTTGCTAGTGTAAAGTCGACCACCTGCCCCACCACCTAGAGGTGGCTGTGCCAGTGGTCTGGAGATGCGTCGCTACGTTTAACGCTCGGGCGGGCTTAGCACGCTGGCCCTTCGCCATCACTTGTCAGGCGTCTCCTGTTGTTATCTCACTTAATAGATTGTGATACTTTTTAGGTGTGCACTCTGACTTGCCCTTTCCGTTGGGGGAACCTACTCCTTCGGCCTCCATCTTACAGTCTGAGATAACTCACGGAATCTAAAGATTCTTTTCCATTTCTTTGCGTATTCTTCTTAATGCGATTGTTTGAAGTTGAATTTCTCGTATGCTTAATTTTCTCATAGTATCCCATTGAGTCACCCTATATAAGGGTTTCTCTCAGTCTCCTACCCAGAAAGTCGTAAACATCTCTGTGTCACAATCCTCACACAGTCCGCCGAATAATTCGACATCTTCCAAACCACAATCCTCACATCGTTGCTCTGTCATATTATACCAACTGAGAACCTCTATATAAAGGTTTTTTCACGCGAGTGGAAAACCTCAGTTCAGCGTTTCTCACCCGCGCAGGTTTCTCACCCGCGCAGGTTTCTCATTCCCATGTTTTGGGATGCCGTTATAGCTTTAATGCTTCTGCATATATTTCAGTAGGTAGGTTTACTTTACAGGTATCTTGATTTAACAATTTATACCTTAGTGCTCTCACTACTGCGATTTTTGTTTTGAAATCCATTTTATTATCACCTCGTTTTTTGGGTCTAGGTTGAGAGAGCCGGAGCTCTCCCATACCCCCCTTAGGTATTAACTCTGGTCGTGTATTTGGTCCACTATATCGTGTAGTATATCCAACATATAACCACGAGTTAAAACGCCATCATGTCCATATTTATTTTTGCACATTTCGCGCCATTGGTCGCCAGATATTTCTATTGCGAATTTCATTTTTTTGCCTCCTCAATTTCTTTTGCTATTTCTTGAACTTCAGTCAAAACGTATTTTGCGAAGTTATTCCATTCGGTTTTATTTCGACTTTCTGAAGCTAATTCAGACCATGCTTTGATGGTTGAACAAAGGGTTAAGAAACCCATTGATTCTTGCCTGTGTTGGTCCCAACTTAGTGGTTCGGCCTCGCTTGCTTTTCTTACATAATTTCCTATTCTTTTCATGTTTTATTTCACCCAAATTTTTTGGTTTGACTCGACCGGTCCGGAGACCGGCCGTAGCCCCAATTATTTGTTACCTCCATATTTGTATCCCTTGTTACCTATTCCGGCCATGCCTTGAAATTCAGGTTCTACTCCATATTTCTTAACGTGTTCCCAAACTAGGTTTGCCTCATGTGCTAGCCCCTCGAATACATTATCAAATTCGGCCATTACTATCATACCGATATCTTGACCCTTTTTAGGTCTGTGTTTTGATAACCTCATTTTAGGGTCTGAGGTGATGCCATAATATACAGCTTCTTTAGTCACTTCGCTATCCATATCAACATCCACAAAATGATAAGAAGATTTATCATTTAATTTGGCTAATCGATAAACAAAAAACTTTTCTTGATTATTCATATTATTTCATCCCGTTGGTTACTTCATAAAAACACTCAGTGCATAATTCCGTGTGGAAAAATTCCCTCTGTGCTTCGGTCCATATGCCGGCATCGGCACATGATTCACACCATATGGTGTGGTCCCCTTCTAAGGACTCCTCAAACCCTAATTGGATTAGCTCGCTATTGGTCAAATGTTTTTCTGACATAATCTAAGAATAGCATATCCTTTATAAAGATTTTCGGTCAGTTTGTGCTTAGCTCCCTTTGAGATAGCGTTTTATTTTCCACCGCCCCCCGTCTAAAAAATAGGTTCTCATGACCTATATTATCTCACTACCCCCTTAAACAAATCGAGTGATTTTTTGAATATGCCTTTCTACTAGGATTCACTACTAACCCTATATACTAAGCTCTATATAGCATATCTTAATATAGATATATGTCCGAAACTTTTATATACTCTAACTGCGTAAAATATAATTGTATGACAAAAAGTACGCAGAACTCCATAAAGTGGACATGTAATGAAATAAGGGATTTGTTAATCTCGAAGAATGAAGCGTATGGTGATAGTGCTCTAACACCAGACAATATTTTTAGTAAGCTCGACAATGCACAGGCTATTTGTGCACGAATCGATGACAAGCTTTCACGTATCAAGAACGTGGGACTTAACGACAAGACAGAGGATACCTTGGATGACCTCATAGGATATTTAATTTTGCTCAAAATCGCGCGGGAGCAAGACGGCAGCAAGACCACATTATGGACTAGCTGTACTTGTGTCCATGGGTGGCATAATTGTACATGTCAAGATACAGGCGTTTGCTCAATAGAGCTTAATCCTGAGGATGGTACGATTGCAGGAGAGGGCTATATTCCTCCATGGAGCCAAGAGATACAGAAGAAGACAAGAGTCTTTGTTAGTGACCCCGGCGACGAGATGAAGCCTATTGAGAAGGTAGAATCGAAGGACATTGATTTAGAACAGGAGGTTAACTAATGTCCGAGGCTAAATGGACTGCAAGCCATATGAGGCTTAGTCCTTCGAAAATAAACACTTACCTGAAGTGTCCCCGCGAATTTTATTACAATTACATAGCTAAGCTACCTCAGAAGAAGACCATTCATTTATTCCGTGGTACATTAGTACATCAGGTATTAGAAGACTTATTTAAAAAACAATTTAAGACTTTACCTCAATGGGAAAAGGGAGTCCCAAAATTATGGGTACAACGTCAATTTGAAGATGGATGGGAAGAAAAGATAGCCAAACATAAATGGTTATGGGAAGTACATACATCTGAAGAAATGGATGCTATGTATAAAGAAACAGAAGCCCTATTACAGAACTTCGTCGACTCCGTCGACAAGAAATTAACTGAAATGGTTGATTGGAAGATATTTAGAAATAAACAACAAGCATGGAATGCTGTAGCTCCTAAGTATGCTGAGAAGTGGGTCAAGTCAAAAGAGTACGCTATTGTTGGAGTTATTGATGTAGTATGTAACGATTTTGATGGTGGTACGACTTTATTAGATTATAAGACTTCAAAGAGATATGGACCCTACTTACCGGAAGAATATTACAGACAATTAATTATTTACGCTTTCCTTTACACCTTAGAGATGGGAGAGATGCCTAATTTTGTAGGGGTTAATTATTTAAGATTTGATGATACCTTTTTTGTAAAGGTTGGTCAAGCTGAACTTGATGAGGCTAGGGACCTTATTAAGATGGTACATGACTGTATCAAGGAGCGAGAGGAATACGAAGAGCGATATGAACAGAAGCCGCAGAACCTGTGTAAGTGGTGTTCATTCCATAAATCACAGGGCGGCCCATGTGATGCAGAAGTACCTAAATGGGAACCCAAATTCAAGAAACGTAAAAAAGAAAACTATGCAGATATTGACTCTTCTTTAAAGAAAGACTTAGATGTAGAGTCTCAATCTCAGTTTCCTGACTTTGATTAGGGCAATCTTTAAATAGTCGCGCTGTGTAAAAAAATACATGGCGCGCGATGATTATGGTGCTATTTCCGTAATCTCTGATGAAGAACGAGAAGCATTAGGATTAGGAGGTAGAAAACCAGACGATGATGAAGAAGGACTTTTTGAGACTATTGGAAAGGCTGGTGACAAGTTAGGTGAGACCCAATTTGGAAAAAAGTTAGGTTCTATTCTTACAGTTTTATTAATTGCTTTTTTTGGAGGCGGAGGAGATTTAAGTGCGTTTGAAGACATTTTCGGAGGAGAGGAAGAGCCCATATCAAAGGGTGGATGTATGGACGTTTCAGCTATCAATTATAAAAAAGATGCAACTTTTGATAATGGTAGTTGTGTATTCCCTCCTCCTGTTGTGTATGGATGTACTAACCCCGATGCAGATAATTATAACCCACAAGCTACTCATGATAATGGTAGGTGTCAGTTCCTTGGCGGACCAGTAAATAATGAAACAGGCAACCAGACACAGACTAACGAAACAGTATATGGTTGTATGGATATAGATGCTTTAAATTATAATGACCGTGCAGAAGAAGATGATGGTAGTTGTGAGTATGAAGAATATAACTGCACACCCAATGCAACTTATTTTTATAATGGTTTACAATATGGAAACTATTCTAGAGAAGACAACTCTTTAAATATAACAGTAGATATCGACACTGACTGTGACCAAGAAGCATTACCCGTAAAGTTAGGGTTTGATGTAGGTCATATAAAAGTAGTAGATAATGAGACAGTGTGGAACGGATATATGTGGAATGATTACTTCTTAAATGTTACAGGATGGGAAGCTGATGAATATACAATGAGTTCTGGACCACAGTGGTTTACCGAACCTTATACTGGTTGGTATATGGTATATGTTAATCTATATGCAGACTGGAATAGGAATGGTACATATGATTATGTAACTTATTTTTTCATAGAAGAAATAATATTGGAGGAGGAATGAAGGCTAACCAAATGTTAGTCTTAACAAACATGTTAGCGAAAATAATCTCAGAATTAGACGATGTGAAAGCAATGATAAAAGAAAGCACATATGAAGATTTTGTAGGTGAGGAGGAATGATAGAGTGGATAGAAATACTAGAAATACTTGCAGTTATAATGGCCTCAATGGCCGTTGTGCTTGCTTTCGGGGTACTTGTGCAATTTGCGCGCCGCTTATTACCCACAAGACCCAAGCAAGTAAAAACAGTACAAGTAAAGGAAAACAGGGAGAAGATAAAGGAGGAGAAAACACCAATGAGTAAAGAAGCAAAAGAAGGAGTAACATTCAACGACATTTTCATGTTTATGATAGCTGTACCTTTAGTTTTACTCTGGGTTGGGTTTGCCGGTTTTGTTATACACACTGGACTTAATAACTCACAAGTTCTTGAGAACATTGAAGCATATACAACTTTGATAGCTATTCTAGGAGGGCCTGCCCTTCTTATTATCAAAGATGCCTTAGATGTTTGGAAACAAGAACAAGCAGAGAAAACCGCATTCTATAAAGTAAAAGCTCAGTCAGTTATCGATTATAACGATGCTGTATTGAAACAAGCACAAGATATAGAATCTAAAGCACAAGAACAAGAACATAAGATGGAGAGTAAAAAATGAATGACTTTGAAGTAAGAGACTTGTACGAACAAGTTCAAGAGATGGAAGTGCGTTTGAATGCACTGAAAGAATGCAGCTGTAACTGCTGCGAAAGCGAGGACAAATAAACATGGTAAAAAAGATATTAGAAGGTGAACATTTTCACGGTAACAATCCAGATATGAAGTTAGACTTCGCTAAACCAGATAGGGCTGAAATAGATGAAATGAACTATAAGAAGCCTATTACATCTTTTAAGGATGTTAAGAAATCTGATAAAGCAGAAGAGAAACCAATCTATATGGATGGAAGCGATGTAATGTCTCATCCGAATTCCGATTATATAGCGGACAAAAAGAATTATGCACCGGGAAGTAAAAGTCAAACTTTATCTTCCGGAGGCAACTAGGAGAAACAATGACACACCTACCAACTAGAAACAAGGATGGTTCTTTAAAAGAAGCAGCCCCTGTTAAAGAAGAAAAGCCTGTGGCTAAGAAAGAAACTAAGAAACCAGCTAAGAAAGCTAAGAAGTAATCATGGCTAGTATCTACAAAACTAATAAAAAGAAGAATATAGACAAGACTCTTACAATGCGTAAGAGTGGTTCCGGAGAGAAAGTTTTTAGTCACGTTGGTGGAAAAACACA